TTGTGTCTTTTTAAGCGCCATCTTACTGTTTTTCCTTTATTTAGATGAATAGGGAAGAGGTAATATCATTCTCACCACCAACACCTGATAGTTGTGATCCATCACCTTTAAATGATGTTGCAGTGACTACGCCAACTGCATCAATACCACCAGCAAGAACTTTAATACCAGTTCGTGCAGTTACAATACCAACAGAATCAACATTGGTTACATCTTCATATGTAAGGACACCAGTAAATGTTGCTGCAACACCAGTAATGTTTCTTACTGCTATGTCTGGTGTTCCAGAAAGACCAAATGAAGTGGTAGCAAAAGAAACCGAATTTACACCTACATTGGTTAATCCAGAACCATCACCAAAGAAACTAGTTGCACTGACAATTCCAATGACATCTAATTTTGCGTCAGGGGAAGTACTATTAACACCAATATTGTTATTAGCATCAACTGTAAAATTAGATGGACTACTTAATTTTGATAGGTCTCTTGCCCGTGACATTTCACAACTTCTTTCTAGTTATTTAGGACATAAAAAAAGACCACCTAGTCTACTGACTGATGATCTGGAAGTTTTGGTAGTAAGTCAAAAGATATGATAGTCCTATGTTTTCTTACCTGATTGGGATGAACAAAATGCAAGGTATATGATGGAGAGATAAAGATTGTTCCCTCCTTTACATTCTGTGGATATGCTAATGATGTAGTATCACTTCTTGGGTCTTGCCATGGTGCTACAAAACAAGTGGGAGTATGAACTTTAGGGTCATAATCAACATAAAGAATACCAGTAAATCCCCAACTCTTATGGTTATGAATTGTTTGCTGGTCTCCTTTTTGATAACGAACTGCCCATACATCAGTCATACTACAAGTGACTTGTGCTTCCTGGACAAACTCCCATAACTCATCTTTGATTAGGTCTTGAAAGTAATGAAGATAAGATTTCTTGTTAGTCTGTCTATCAGTCTCAAAGGTTTGGAGGTCAGTTCTAATAAACTTCTCCTCCTTTAACCTCTTTAGCAATCCTTTCTTCTTAAAATCCCAATCCTTAATTTGATATTGATAGGTAGGATATTCAAAAAGAGGTGCCTTCATCTTGGTAACCTCCAACCACGATACTCATCTCTTTCTCCCCTCATAAGTTTATAAAAATATCCTCTTGATAGTTTATTATATTTGCAATAGTTTTGCAAGTCCCTTATTTCAGTTAGTTCTCCTTCTGGATTTATAAAATGAAATGTTTTAGCGCGGGAGTTTCCAATCTTTCTTCTATGCTCTTCTGGCATTACTCTGCCTCTTAACGGACTTGGTTTGCCTTTTTTTGCCCTACTGACTGCCTCGCCGTGTCCTGGTGGTTTTTTCTTGCCTTTACCAGACTTACTCATTTTTTTTCTTGTTTCTTGTGAATGAACAAGACCAGACGTACCCTCACCCCCATCACTCTTGTTGTATAAAATACCTGTGCCTATGTCTATACGACCAAAAATAGAAATCATATAAATCTCATGTTTAAATGCTTCTTCTTCTGTAAGATTTGTTTTTAACTTTATTCTTCTATCTAATAAGGGTCTACTACAAGGTTTACCGTGAGGTTGATTGATTCTTTGCCCCTTACCTTTTCCAATATAGTAAGGGGTTCTATCTTCACGCAAGTAAGCGTAGGTGTAATACATTTCTACTCTAATTTGGTCGCATAGGTATTTATATTAAAAAGGAGGGACTTTCACCCTCCTCCTGAAAAGTGCGACCAAATCAGGTACACTTATTTATCTGGCACGATCCCAAGCACAGTGTGCTCTTTGACCGTCTTGCAAGCAATAATGAAAAAAGATCTGATGATAATACTGCTCTGCTGCAGGAGTTTTACCAAACAATTTCTTACTCTTCTTACCACTAAAACCAGGCATCTTATCACGCCAGTGTGGTCTTTCGCATCCTTTATACAACAAACCATCACCAGGTTTTAAAGTCAGTGAACGATTCTCACCAGGAACAAGAACAGTTGTCTTCTTCTTATCGGTATATGTATCAGGTGTCTTAATCCAAAAGGGCCAATCAGCATCCTTACCTTCTAGGTTGGTGCTGACGTGAACAGATACAGAGATTTCACAGGCATCACGATCGGCGTGCTTGGTTAATTCCTGTCCAGGAAAATAATATCTATCATAATAATAGGTATTATACAACTTACGACCAATAATTTCTTCCAGTTTCAGACGAATACCAGAGTGAATCACCCGATATTGTGGGTGCCAATAGCGTGATGTGGAACCCTCTACCTGTTGTTCTACAGGAACATGATTAAAATGCTCTGGGTTCTTGTCCCAATAGTTATACTGTCCTCTTTCTTCTGGGACTGGGTGATAAAGTTCTTCAGCATCCCAAAGGTCCTTTACAACCAGATATCCATTCTTATCAAAGGATTCATTGCGAGTCCATGCAGTTCCAGTATTTTGCTTCTCTTGAAACATTAACTGCAGTTCGTTCATTTGTTCTGCCATTTTTACCTCTTATTTCCAACGTGGACCAACAACCCATCCAACAATGGATCTACGAGTTCCTTTTGTTACCTTGAGAACTCTATGTTGTGTGCGAGAATCAAATAGAACAATACAACCACGCTTTCGTGGAGCAATGTAAGAATTACCTGCTTCATCTAGCAGTTGAACATTACCACCCTCATAATCATCAGGATCAGAGAGTTGGACTGAGAAAGAAAGTTTCCTTACAAGTTCGATATTCTCATTCACAAAGTCTTGATGCAAACCATCAGAACGATTACCATTTGCTACTGGTTTGTATTGTGTTGCCAATCCTGCATCATTGTGCCATCCATAGAATTGACCTTCACTATACCGAGTATATTGCATTGACTCACCATCAATGTTTCTCAGGTCATACAAAAAGTTCTCACGGTTTGCCCTTTGCACATAGTGCCAGAGAAAACCACCAACCCAATGTGTGGTAGGAATCCATGCATTCTGTGAATTCCTTTTGTCTTTGTTAAGTGCATCTCCATGTAACTTGGAGTCTGCCATCTGCTCATCAAACTTTTCTGTTAGATCTCTGTCAAGGATATCTACAATATCTTCAGGCAGGTCCGAATAATACCAGACCGATTGATATGCCAACTGTCAATCTCCTATTATGTGTTCAACGATATTATATAGAAACTTTTTGGAAGTGTCAATTCTTTATCATTTCACACCAACCAGTCAATATATATTTTTCTGTTTTAGATGGTAATCCATAGTGACTGTGAGTCCACCCTGCAGGCCAAATATATAAATCTCCTCGTTTTGGTTTGGTGGTAAATCTTTGTTGGGGCCACCTCGTACCTCCATTGCAGTCATTCAAATATACCATCCAACCCAATATTCTTCTACAATCATCTTCCCTACTTCCATGTTCCATATGTTCACCACTATAGCACTCTCCAATTTCATACTTTTGAAGTAAAAAATAGTTTGTCCATCCCCATGAATGATAAAGATTTTCCAAAAATTTATGTTTAGTAATATATGTCTTCATACATTCACTAATAGAATTTGTTATATCAGGATACTCAAGTAAAGCAAGTTGAAGCATTGTATAGTTTCTACTTGGTCTAGGATTTCTTGTCTTATTTGATGATTTTTCATAAAAATCAATCAAATTATGACAGGCACTTGATGTAAGTGCCTTTCGCTTTCTAAAAATAAATTTGTCCATTATATAAAAAAAAAAAAAAAATATTAAAGTTGATATCTAATCATACATATTCCTGATGCACCGTCACCTGTCCCTGGACCACTTCCAGCAGCAGCACCACCAGATCCAGTATTAGCAACAGCTGTTGCTCCATAAGGTGCAGGAAATCCTCCTCCACCACCGGGTCCTCCAGCAGAAGTTGAAGCTGAACTATATGGATTTTCTCCACCACCACCACCAGCAAATATTCCTGTTGGTCCTGAAACAGTTTTCCAATCTGTCGGCATTGGTGAAAATCCCGAAAGGATTCCCGGAAATCCTGGAAATGCTCTTCCAACTCCACCAGCAGATGCACCAGGAGCTCCTTCTGCCAACGGAGAACTACCACCTACACCACCTGCACCGCCTCCTCCACCAGCATTACCTGGATTACTATCAGAAGGAGCTCCACCATCATTACCATATTGGTTAAATCCTGTTTGTGGAACAAATGATGGATTTTGTGTTGCTTGAGTAGAAGATGCATGGACATTACTATAGCTTCCCCCATATCCACCTCCTCCACCACCAGATCCACCGGGAGATCCTGCTATTCCAAACCGTCCACCACCACCTCCACCTTTAGCAGTTAGTGTCCAGGGTCCATCTGGTGAAACAATCGTGCTGTCACTTCCGGCAACACCTGCTGTGTTTTGATCATTTGGATGTACTCCACCAGCACCAATAGTTATGGTAAGTGTTCCACTTGTATCCAATTGTGAATGATGAACAACACCACCGGCACCACCACCACCAGCACCATTTGATGTGTCATTTGATCCACCAGAAGCACCACCAGCAATCAATAATACTTCAAATCTAGTGCTAGCTGGTTTGCTCCCAGGAATAACAAAACTTCCACTAGATGAAAAAAGATGATATGCATAACCATCACCAGGAATTGCCGCGCTTATGTTTCCACCTGTTGCTTCAAAAGGAGTTCTATCACTTCTTACTGGACTATTAAGTGCTGCAGGTCCAACAGCATCTCTATTTCTAAAAGTTCTTAAAAATGTTCCAACAGAAAAAGATTGTGTTGACTTAAATGGTGCCATGTATCAAGCCTCCTTATCGCCAGTGATTAGGAAATTAATTGTAGATGTTCCTGCGCCAACTCTTAAACTATCTCCAGTCGTATCCAATACAAGAGGATATGATGGTTCAATCAATACCGTTTCTCCTGCATTGACATTAACATCAAATAGTTTTGTTGATGTTCCTACAGCACCACCATTAGGAACAAAATATACCTGTGCAGTTGCGTTAGTTATTGATGGTTGATGACAAATGATTGATTTTACATATACCTTTTTGGAAGAGGCAACTGTAATAATGCCCACAGTTGTACCTGCAGCAACCTGAACTATATTTGTAAGTTTTCCCCTTTCCAGTGCCATGACTTCTCTTTTTAGTTATTTAGTAAATTAACCGCCACCATATAACCAGGTGTCTTGTTGATTCCAACTCTCAACACCTGTAAGTGCTGAACCATCACCAGAGAAACTGGTAGCAGTAACAACACCAACAGCATTAATACCACCAGCAAGAACTTTAATACCAGTCCTGGCAGTTACTATACCAACGGAATCAATATTAGTTACATCTTCATAAGTTAATGTACCACCGATGGATACATTACCAGTAAATGTTGCAGCAACACCAGTTATATTACCACTAAATTGTGTCGCAGTAGCAACTCCGGTGACAACTGCTCCAGATGGTGCTCCAATAGCACCACCCGTTCTATTCTTTATATTGTCAACGAATAACTGTGACATCTTATCTACTTTTTAGTTATTTAGGAAGGATATGCAATGATGACAATACCGGAACCACCAGAACCACCGCGTGCGTTTGGATCACTGTTTCCAAAGGTGCCTCCACCACCACCACCTCCACCAGTAGACTGTGCTCCATGTCCACCTTGATTATTTCCAGGGTCAGGACCTGGTGCTTTAACTCCATCTCCACCATCAAATAAACCACCAGTGCCTCCAGCACCACCAATATAAGCATTTTGACATCCACCACCGCCACCACCTCCGGTGCCGCCTGCTCCTCCATCACCTAAGCCATTGACGCCACCGCCACCACCTGCCCAGACGTAAGTGGTTCCTAAAATACTATTGGGTGTTCCGGCACCTCCAGCAGCTGCTGTTCCTGCACTAGAGGATCCATTAGCACCGGCACCACCGGCACCTCCACCACTACCGGATCCATAAGCTGGATCTCCAGCACCAGTTCCACCAGCATTGCCGGTGCCATTTCCTGTTCCAGCAGTATTTCCGCCAGCAGCAGCACCACCGCCACTACCGTTAGATGGTGCTCCATTACCACCACTATTATTTGTGGTCAGTTGTCCACCGCCACCACCATATCCAGCAGTTAGTGAATTAAAAGTGGTATTACTTCCAGGTTGTCTACTTAAAGATTCTGGTCCACCAGATGTAGCATTACCACCACCACCAATTACAACTGCTCTTGGTGATGCAGGAAGTGGTTGTCCAGTTGCAGCAACGACACCACCGCCACCACCGCCACCACCATTATTGGATCCACCAGCACCACCTCCACCTATCATCAAATAATCAATCGTAAGTGCCTCTGGATTGTGGAATGTTCCAGAACTTGTAAAGGTATGAATAGTTTTACCACCATAGAAACTAATAGCACCACCAGTTGCTTTTGCGGTTGCTTCTATTGATCCTATTTGATAACGAACTATGACGATACCAGAACCACCATTACTACCAGTACCATCACCATCTATAGATGGACCACCTCCGCCACCACCAGTTGCAGCAGTTCCGTTTGTTCCAACAGCAGGAACACTCTGAGCACCAGGTCCACCACCTGCATATGGTCCTCCTGGCACTACTGAAGAACCATTCCAAGAACCACCTTGACCACCTATATTAGATGTACCTGGATAATATCCACCTCCACCACCACCAGCAAACCACTGATTTGTACCACCAGGACCAGGAGCTCCTATTCCACTCTCTGTTGGTGATCCTCCTATAAAAACTTGAAGACCTATGCCACCGGATCCTGAAGCAGTATTTGCATCTGGATCTGCATTTTCTCCAGCAGCACCAGCACCACCGCCACCACCACCTGATCCAGAACCTCCATCACCAGATGTTCCAGTACCACCAGGATTGCCTTGCTGTGTTGGTCCTGGATGGTTTGTTGCAGCACCACCTGGTTGTGCATTATTATCGCCAGGACCACCGCCACCACCACCGGAACCACCTGCTCCACCAGCAGTATTATAAGTAGCACCATAACCACCACCATTAGCAGTGATTGTAGTTACATCTGGACCAGAAATAGATGAGTTTCCTCCTCCAGCTGGTGGATTAGTATTAGGAGATACTGCTCCAACTCCACCTGCACCAATAGTAATAGTATAAGATGTTGGTCCTGCTGATGCCGTAAAGGTGACACCAGATCTATTTTGTGATGCTGGAACCGTAGAAGTTGGGAATTGTGGATTTATTAAAACTCCACCACCACCTCCTCCACCAGCGTGCCACCTGGTTCCTGTTCCACCTCCACCACCTACTACAAGATAATCAACAGTATCACCAAAACCACCAATAGCACTTACATCAAATGTTCCTGTTGATGTAAAAATATGTGCTCTATAAACAGAAGGACCATCAGTATAATCACTGATGACACCACCAGTTGCCGTTAATCCCGCACTTATTCCAGGAGCATTGTAAAGATTTCCTTGTCTCTCAAAATATCCATGTGCAAATAAATCTAATATTCCACCACCAACAGCACCACCTGCTGCTCCTGGATTAGAATCTCCGTTGTCTTGTGATAAACCTATGCGTCTTCCAATGTATCCCATGGTTTATCCTCCTTAACTAATTTCTTCGTATGCAACAACTACGTTGATACTTCCTGCATTTGGTTGACAATAAACTCCAAGTGATCGGTCTTCTTCTAAGTAAATTGCGTTTTCTTTACCGATAATAACAACAGAAGAGAATGTTGGAACCGAAATCGTTGATGCAATTGAAACTGTATTTGCTGCACCAGTTGCAGTTGCTTTGTCGTAAATATCTACCGTTACTCCCGTGGTATCTCCAACACCAGCAGCAATCAAACTATTAATCTTTAATACTTTACCACTACTAGCAGCATTAGAAACGATGGTGGTTACACCTGCGGGGTTTTTGGTAATGACCACTCCATCACCACCAGTATTGATTCCAGCAATAAATGTTGATATGCCCGTGATAGTCGCAACATTTACTATATTAGGTGCAGCCATTACCTATAATACCTCTTTTGTTTATTTATCAACCGAAGACCATAGACAATGCGATTGCCTTGCCTGGTGATGTCTTTCCGTTAATTGATGTTTCTAATGCACTACCAGATTTAGCAGCAATTGCTTCTGTTGCCTCTGATGCAGTTCCAGTAAGATTACCAGTTACGTCACCAACAAAACTGGTAGATGTAGTTACACCAGTGACAACAACTCCACGGGAAAATCCCGCAGAACCTGTATCATCCTTATTTACAATGTCATCTACTTGTAACTTTGACATGAGTTTATATTTTTAGTTATTTATCATGCTAGTGGATATCGGATAATAACAATACCACTTCCTCCAGAGCCACTAGTTCCACTGGATTGTCCTCCAGCACCGCCTCCGCCGCCAGTGTTATCAGTTCCAGCAATACCCGGAGTAGTGCTAGGACTATTTGGAGATCCAGCTCCACCGCCACCTACTCCACCAGTTCCAGCAGAAGATGGATATCCACATCCACCACCACCTCCACCAAACCAACGACCTGGCGTTGGTCCAGGTGTTCCATACGCTGGTGGTAAAGTTAATCCTGCGGCAACTCCAATACCACCATTTCTATTAGCGGGAGGAGCATTTCCACCTGCTCCGCCACCGCCACCGGGAGTTCCGGGACCACCAGCATAACCTTGCGTAAAAGCATATGGATGACTTTCTCCAGGGAAATCTGACGCAATAATAGGCGCTGGTGTTGATGGATTTAAACCTGGTTTAGCAGGTCCGCCTACGTTTGTTGCTCCGCCACCACCAGATCCACCAGTTGCTGCTGAACCTCCATTATCTGAAGATCCACCACCGCCGCCATAAGCAGTGTATGTATGAAAAGTGGTATTTGGTGCCCTAACAGAAGCAGAGTTTGGATATGTTACTGGAACCGCATTACCACCACCACCTACAGTTGCTGTATAATCTCCCGCGTATAATGTTATACCAGGAATAAACAAATATCCACCGGCACCTCCACCACCGCCAAGACGACCACCACCAGCTCCACCACCACCAACCATCATAACAGAAACATTATCTATTGATTGAGATGTTGTAAGCTCTCCAAGACTAGTGAAAACATGATATCTATTTCCATCACCTGGGGTTAAAATAGTTCCACCAGTTACAACAAGAGCTGAAGATTTATCTAAACTTGTGTCATATAAAGTTGCTACACCACCAAAGAGTGATTTAAATTCATATCCAGTTTGATCGGTACTAAATCCAATATAACCCCTATAATTTTTAGACATTTTTTATTTACCTACTAATTAATCTCTTCATAAGAGCAAATGATTCCAATCGTATTTGTTGTACTAGCAGTACCTGTTAATGAGTGATTTTCTTCCACATAGATAGGAGTATCTTTTCCTGTAATAACCACTGTGGTATCTGCTGGAACAGCAATCGTATAAGCAATTGGGACAGAAGTTCCTGCTCCTAAAGCCTCATTGTGATACTTAATTGTTATATCACCGTTAGATGTTCCACTAATATTGCTTGCCATCAAGGTATTTACTTTTAAAACCTTACCACTGTCAGCAGCATTAGAAAGGAATGTTGTTATTGAAGTAGTACCCAGTGAAACTGCGGTTGTTATTCCAGTAACAGTGGTTATTCCAAGAAGATTGGGATTTGCCATTTTATTTTTTTATATTATTTATCCGAAAAGTTGATTATAAGTATAAACTTTTGCCGCATCAAAAGCAACAATTCCTGACAAATTAGATCCATCACCGCTAAAACTTGTAGCTGTAACAATACCAGTTACGTTAAGTGCATTTGTAACAGTCATCACACCAACTGTTGTCAATCCAGCGATGTTTACAGTGCTATTAAAGTTTGCAGTATTATTAAATGTTGCAGCAGTTCCAGTGATAATGTTGTCAGTTGATGCAACACCAATTAATCCAGAACCATTGCCAGAAAATGAAGTCGCGGTAAGAACTCCAGTAACAACAGCACCATCAGGTAGTGTTGGTGAAACCCCTACTGTTCTTCCTCTTAAACTAGTTACTCTTAAACTTGACATCAGAGATCTCCGATTTGAAGTACATCAATAACCATAGTCTTACCTGCACCAACTGTAACAGCCACACCAGAATTAATCTCAATGTTTGGTGTGACACTCACAATAATTGATGTATTAACGCCAGCATTTGTAGTATCAAGAAGTAAATTCTCATTTACTTGAGCATATGCATCAACATAACTAAACGGAGTATCACTAGCACCATCAGAGTACTTAATAGCAGTTCCTAAACCACCGCCACCACCACCAGCAATACTAATATCAACAGTCTTTGAAACAGTATCATAAACAAATGTATTACCAGCACCAATGAAGTTCAGTGCAGTAATAACACCAGTCGTTACATTCTGTCCTGCTGACTGAATACCAATATTAACACCACCAACACCATTTAAAACTCCAGTGACAGTTAAATCACCATTAATGGTTTGTGATGCTTCTGCAGAAACAATTGCATCAGCAACTCTAAAGTCATCAAAGACTTGGAATTCTAATGTATCACTTAAGTTTGCTGGAGATAATAGGGTAACACTAGACCCATCTCTTGCAGTAAAGTCTGCACCATCTGCAAGTCTTACACCATTGCGAAAGACGGCAAGTTGGTTGATGCGATATCCACCAGTGACCGTAAACAGAGTTTGATCTGCTGTTGCAGTAACACTAATGGTTTTAGACGCAACATTATTTGTGAGTGTTATAGGATTGCCTATTGCCATCGCATTCTATTTTTTAGTTATTTATGTTATCGGGCATTGGACTGTGATCCATACAAGTTAAATGTTGGTGCTTCTGCCCAGGCTGCGTAGATGTAATCGTTACTGGCAGCATTTACATAACTCGAATTAATCCTAAACTTCCATCCATTACTTAAAAAGTCGCCATATTGAGTAGCATTTTCTTGATCAGCAGTGCTTGGGAAAAGTATGTTGTTGCCTGCAGTACCATTAAATCCATTTCTTTTATTGTCAAGAATTACCCATTCTGTAGAACCACTGGTAATGTTCTTAAACATTATTAATGATGGACGGAAACCTAACTCTAAGAATGGTCCGTCTGTGCTATTTACTCCAGTATATTTTCCAAATTTCTGTAGGCCAGGGACATCGTGCCACAGATATGCAATCATGGTCACAGTATCATCATTATTTCCAGCGTGAACATCAAATGTAGTTGCATTAACGTTCTGATAAGAAGTGGTAGAACCGGCTGCATCCTCAGTGAATGTCAACCTCTTGTCGGCACCTATATTAGGAGTCCATATATCCCAATTACTTGATGCGCTAATAAACTTCTTAATGAGAAATGTTGGAGTTTGCGATAATCCATGAGGAATAGTCGCAGCATTTCCATTTCCCGTATACTTTACAATACTAAATCCTTGCTTTGTTCCAACAGAGCAACCAGTCGCAGCAATTGATGGGACGTTTGGTGGTGTTTGATTTGAATCCACAAGTATTTTACCGTCAACCTTGATAGCCATTAATCTATAATCATTATTACTCCCAGACGGATTACTCCATGTTAATGTTGTGAGAGATGTTGTTCCAATATTAACATACCCACCTGCGGTTCCTGTTCCTAATGCTGATTGAACAGCACCAGTTTTAATGCTACTTCCATTAACAGTAATATCTGCTGAACCAGCATATGTGCCGGAACTTTGATAAGCATAAATTTCTATTGATGAGGTTGCTGTTATACCACCTGTTGGTGTGAATGTAAGAGTATTACCATCTGTTGCTACTTCGTATCCACCAGCATCTCCATCAGTTCCATCAAACAGACTGGTATATACACCACTGTTTGATGGACCACTCATCATACCACTCCATATTGCACTAGTGTTGTATGTTGAACTATTCAGACCACCAACACTCATATTGACATCAGAGGCACTTGCATAACCTATATCATCAACATTAAAGGTGTTTTTATTTCCACCAGCCTTCCAGGCCCAGGATACGCAGTCATGACCACTACCATTGATTGTATTAGTGGAGCTAGGCACTCTTAACTGAAATCCATCAGAAGTAAATACAGCATCACCGTTGCCAGAAGAAACACCTTGTTCACGCGATAAATCAGAACACATCCATTTAGTATTACCATCACCACGGACTGAATCCATCAACATATGGCTGTAACTCTGGTCTCTGTTTTTAAACCACACTAAATCTGGTTTTAGACCAACATTTATACTTTGTGTGCCACCATTTCCAGTATAAGTCGTCACCCCAACATACTGATCAGGACGAGTAATCACAGTCTCGGGTCTTACATTAGCAGCATTCAGTGGTTGGAAACCATCAGGTGGTGCATACTTGAAGGGATTTTGACCAAAGTTTATAGAATATGCTGTGGTGGAATAAACTGATACACCAAAACGATATTGCTCCGTAAGACCAGTGAAAGCATTACCTTTATCAAGACCATTAACATAAAATCTTAAACTGCCAGAATCAGCATCATAAGAACAATTTACGATGTCTCCAACTCCAAGAGCAGAAATATAACTACTATTGCTACCATTATTATATTTACTTCCATTACTGGTGTCTAAAGCGTATCCAGTTGATACTTGCCCAAGATAAGTGTTACCCCAGTTTCCCAATCCCGAAGTTGTGCCGATAATTCCTATCTGTCCGTTATTGCTACTTTCTAACTTCACTTCCCACCACCATTTGCCTGAAGTTGGAATAGGTATCGTAGATGTGCTTATTTTATTAGTTGCCCCCGAACCAGTTGCTAGTAAATTTCCTTCAGATAATGTGATTCCAGAAACAGTTTCTAAAGGATTTAAAGTAGCATAACCAGTCTCTTGTCCACGAACTGCATTTATATCAGTTGTGAATGGGTTGAAGTTGGTTGCTACTGCGTTTCCTGCTGCGGTAATAGTTCCAGGCTTTACTGCACCTTCAGTTGCAGAAGTATTAGACTGACAACACAGAAGTTTTGTGTTGGTTACATTTGTGAGTTCTCTGGTTGGTGGTGTGAAATCAGTGGTGTAGAGTGCGGTTCCATTTACAAATCTAAAGTTTGAAATATAACCAGGGAAATCCTTACCAGAAAATCCTGCCCTACCAATCTCAAAAGCATTAGAGGCATCATTAACAGTTCCACTAAATGCTGCGGTACTCATTTGAATACCGTCTTGGAAAAGTCTTAAGGTGTTTCCATCTCTTACAAACGCAACATGAACCCACTTATTCAATACAAAGTCAACTCCACTGTTGACTGAAGTTGCAGAACCTCCTTCAGCAACATGTGCTACTAATGAATTAGTTGGAGAAGATCCTCCTGTTTGAACAGCATATGAAAGAGAAGCAGTTGTTCCAGAACTATCATATGAACCACAGAAGAAATCTTCACCAGCAGCAGTTTTATATGCATAAAACTCAAGAGTAAATGGATTAGTTCCAACTGTAAAATCACTACTATCAGCAATACTCAAATAATCACCAGTACCATCAAAACTCACAGCACCATCAGTAATCTTGGTGAGAGCAGAACCACCACTCACACCTGATGGAGTGTCTGGGAGAATATCTGGTGAGGTTGCGGGAACTACAAAGTCACTGGTGTATTTTGCTACTCCTTTGTAGATGCGAAGATCTGAAAGTTTCCCATCATACCATGCCTGAGCACCACCATAATTTTGTGCTCCTAACCCAAAAACATTATTGGTATTATTGCCAAGAGTACCTGACAAAGTGGTTGTTTTTTTTAAAATTCCATTTTCAAAAGCACGAGCAGTAGTTCCAGATCTGGTTACTGCATGATGCGTCCATACACTAGAAGTAACATCCATAAAACCAGAACCACCAACTTGAGTTGCACTAGCACTATTCACATAAAACATCATATTACCAGCTGCTGCATAAAACTGGTAAGAATTCTCATAATCACCAGAAGCTGCAAAATCTAACCATACGCTACCACCTTCTCTGAAAATCCAATATTCTATTGTAAAATCTCCGTCAAAAGTAAAGTCAGTACTGTATGGGATGGTTATTCTATCATTAGACCCGTCAAAATTAGTGCTTCCCCCATAGAATTCACTATTATTATCTGAAGTTGATCCACTATTAGTTGCTACTTTCTTTGTTGTGGTAGCATTAATGTCAGCAGATACATCATCTATACCACCAACTAATGGAAGTGCAAGGACATTCTTCCAGGCATAAGGGTCTGCTTTGGTTTCATCAGTAGTTTGAGATGTAGAGTTACCCATTCCACCGTGAGCAGAGCAGTGATAGTATAAAGTATCAGGTGCATTATGAGGAACTGTAATCTTTGTATATGCACCAGCAGATCCAGGTGTTCCGTTTGTTGTTACACCATCATTATAATCATTTCCATCTGCTGTCGTTCCAAAGACTAATGGATGTCCAGAGTTGGAACTATCAGATTGGTCAAAAGTATAAGTTGCGCCACGAATGAGACTTAATGCTGGTTTTTGTGTTCCATCAAGGTAATATCCACCACCAATACCACCAGGAACAGTGACAGCATAATATGCTCCAACTTCACTTCCAAATACACCAACTCTTGCAACCTTACCACCACCATCAGTATTCAGGATTGGTTTTGCACCTGTTGCTTTAGGAAGTGCTACTGAACCACCAAAGTTTACTGGTGTCCAGTTGTTTCCTCTACCAGATTTATCTTCTCCGATTGGTGAGTTTCCATCCATCGGGAGGTAGAAACCATTCACACCAGCATTTTGTGCTGGAGAGTTTACAAGAATAGTTCCATCAATACGAATTGCGTGCCAACCATGAGTTTCGTCACCACCACGATCTACTTTGATAGTTGTAATAGTTCCACTTCCAGTGGCTATAGTATTCCAAGAATTAATTGTAGGTGTATTCCATCCTCCATTATTTAAGTTATATCTAAAACCAGAAATACCACCTACATAAATTTCTATTTGACTTGAATAACTAAGAGTTCCTGTTGGAGTCCAGACAATTTCTGCAGAAGACCCTCCAAGATATGGAACATCGGGACCAGCTATACTTCCATCAAAACTTGCTGCAGCATCATTGGGAGCTGCGCTGAAACTAGCACTGCTCGACATTTGACCATTATCAGAATAACTTACAGCAGCAACTGCATCACCATTAAATACTCCTTCATATTTCTTAGGTCTCCAAGTATTTGTGAGTCCGTCAGCATATCCAAAACTTTCAGGTCCAAGTGCTTGTCCGTCTATCAAATAATTATTAGTAATATTAATATCTCCCGAAGTTGAACCTCTATTTGCACCAAGGTTATGTTCTACGGTATTATTAACCGGAGTGGCGGTGCCGTCAGGAGCAGTATAAGAAGAAGATGTTTGCCGTTCTCCATTTACATAAACCTTTATGCGATCAGTTGTGGTTGATAGTGTTGCATCAAAAACAAAAACAACATGATACCATCCAGTATCACGAAAGTAAGCATCTGATGTAAATAAACCATTTGTAGCTGTTGTGTAAGTATTCCATCTCAACTGGCCACTGTCAAACATTAATGAAGCATGTCCACTACTGTCTGGAACATTAAATAAGTAAAAAGATGCTAATTTATTTAATTTTACCCAAGCACTCCAAGTAAATGTTCTTCTGTTTCCAGCAGAACCTGGTGTTCTTTTTAAATAAACACCATCAAACTTCAAACTGCCATCAATAACCTGAGCACCAGATACTCTATCTTCAGAAGCAGGTGCTAACTGAGGTAATGCTATTCCCATTTATCTACCCTCAGCTAAAGTTCAGTGATGCGCCAGCAAGTAGTTGTGTTCCACCTGCTCCTACCCTATTTACCGTGAATGAAATCAAACTAATTGCTCCATCTGCAGTGGGTAATGATGGTGTAGAACCTGATGGGAACAAGAAGTATGTGCTAAATCCTACAGTAGTAATACCAGAGTTGATAATCCTTACTGTATGACTATCTGCTTCTGTTCCACCAGATACTGTGATGGTTGTAATACCAGATGCAGTTACCTTATGGTCTTGTGCTGCTGTAAGATTCAGTGTGGTAACAATACCAGATGATACAAGTGCTTCTGTTGTAAGTCCAGCAGCAGGTAAGTTGGTGAGGTTTGATCCGTCACCATAGTAAACTACTGCAGCACCATCAGAACCAACACTCTGTCCAGCACCAACCCTGATACCAGATCTTGCGGTTACAACACCAATAGAATCAACATTAGTTACATCTTCATATGTAAGGACACCAGTGAATGTTGCTGCAACACCAGTAATATTTCTAACAGTAATATCAGGTGTACCAGATAATCCAGCAGCAGTTCCTGATGTATTTTGAGTTCCTGATTGATCGACTCCAGGAAGGTTAATATCTGTCGATCCATCAAAAGCAACACCACCAATATTTCTGGATGTTGCTAAAACTGTTGCAGAACCTGCATTACCAGATACAGTTCCAGTTACATCACCAACAAAACCACCAGTTGATGTTGTTACACCAGTAACTTCTAAATCATTTTGTATCTTGACTTTCTTTGTGGTTGTAACACCAGCATTACTATCATAGTTACTCCAAGTGCCACCAGCACCAGCACCTCCACCAGAAATACTTACATCAATAGTAGTGCCATTTAATGCAAATGTATTACCAGTTCCTACAAAATTAAGAGTATCTACATTTCCAAGCAGTGCTCCACCAGATTGAATACCAATTCTTCTAGCATCACCTAAATTAAATGCCTTATATGCAACACCTTCTAAAACATCACCATCAATCGCAGCAGATACTAAAGAAATGGTAGATGTATCAGTCGCATTATAATCGACTCCTTCTATCAGTTTTGCTCCATTCAGGAACAAATCTAAATATCCAACCGTATATCCAGATGCAAAAGTAAAGTCTGTTGTAATTCCAGTCGGAGAAAAAGTCTGTCTCGCAACTGTGACTGCTGAATCACCTGGTGCTCTTCCAATATATCCGCTACGATCTGCCATTAGCTAACTCCTGTTAGAATGCTGAGGTTGACATCAACTGCATCTGCAGTATCACAATAAACTCTCAACTCATCACTTGCTTCAAGTAAAGTCTTTCCTGTGTCGGAGATGACAAAAGAACTTCCAGAAGGAACAGGAATTTTTTGTGCAATCCCTACACCAACTGAAGTGCTTTGATCATATGCTTCAACAAATAAATTGATTGAATTGCCAGTATTATTAGCAAATGTTCCACCAATCAAAATACTCTTGGTTGCAGCAGGTGAAGTATATGCTGTCGTCGGTCCAAGGAATCTTACTACCTGACTTGTGGCAGATGATGTATTCGTAGAAGCACGATCTGCATAAATCGTTGTTCCATCAATTTGCTGAACTTTTGTTCCAAAAATAAAGTTCCCATTATCAATCAGGTCAGAAACACCAATACCAGTATTTGCAGTCACTGTAATAGCGGTGCTTGCTGCAGCAACTGTACTACCAGAATAACTGGTTACAATTCCAACTGCCCTTGTTAATTTATTTGAAAATGCTTCTGCCATCGTTCTTTATGTGTTATGAGTATTTATTAAATTAACCGCCAAGTGCGATTACAAGACCAATAGATGCACCGGTTTGAACGGTGACTGTTGCAATTCCTGATGAAATTTCAACATTGTTTAATCCATTTGATGATTTAAAATCAACAATGGTTGCACCAGTTCCAACAAATGTTCCCTCAGATGAAACACCAATTGAACTAACTAAATTTGTTGCAATACCAGAGAGATTTGATCCATCTCCATAAAATGAAGTAGCACTTACAATACCCGATGAAGGGTACATCGTAATTGCAGCACCTACAGATGAAACACCAGTAACATTTAATCCGTCTTGAATAAAGACATAATCATTAAATGTAGAGAACCCTACAAATGTAGAGAATCCAGAAACTCTTAAATTATTGGTAGTTGTTATACCAGCAACATCAAGGTCTGCATTAATATCAACATTACTAGAAAATGTCGATAATCCAGTAACTTCTAATGTATCAGTAACCGTTAGGTTCTGAATTGATGCATCGTCAAGTGTGATGTCATCAAGATTAAGATCACCAGTGACACGCATGTCACCATAAACATAAAGTGCGGTCTGCCCAGTAGAAACTGAGGACCGCACATCTAAAGTATATGCAGCATTGGGAACAGAAGTTCCAACACCAACATTATTAGTAGAATTACTTACATAGAATACACTACCAGATGTTCCTACCTGCAAATCTCTTGCGACAGTAGCAAATCCACTGATACTAATATCAGTAGCACCAATTCCACCCCTTACATCTAATGTAAATTCAGGTTGAGTTGAACCAATACCGACATTCTTAGTAGTAGCATTTGCCAGAATTACATCTGTTGCTACTTCTAGTCCATTCTTGACAACAAAATTCTTATTGACTGCCATTCGGGTTCACTCTCCCCCGTGCTTGTTTTTACTATTTATCAAGTTACAATTCTGAGAATTACCTTGGCATTTGTAAATTCACTACCACCTTGTCGAGTATCAACAACGGTTACAGATCCATCAGTATAACCTGATCCTCCTCCACCAGCAAATCCACGTTGGCCAGCAGCACCACCCGTCGCGCCAGATCCACTATTTACTGTTCCACTTCCTAAAGCACCAGATGATGTTTGAATAATATTATAACCATCTTTAAAACCTCTGGTCACAGAACTGGAAGTATTTGTGACTACAGTTCCATCAGATAAGACAAAATTAGTTGTGCCAACATCTTCACAAGCACTCTTTCCTTGATCTCTCCAATATACACCTCTTGTACATGGTAAAGTTCTCCCTCCCAAATACTCCCCATTAACTAATCCTGTTCGTTTAGTGTCAGGAGGGACAGCAGTTAAAGTATTTCTATCACCAAAAATTCCATTAGAAGGAAGAGTTCCTGCTTCGAATAATGGTCCACCAGATCCTCCTGTTGAACCTCTACCATCTTCACCTGCAACATTTACTCCACCACCATTTCCACCTTTTTGTCCACCACCACTAGCACCACCCTCACCAACACATGCGATCAAAGTTGCTTTTCTGTAGAGGAATGGTGTATTAACTGGTTCTATCAATCCAGCAAGAACATATTCAACATTTCTTTCCATAGTAAATCTAATTCTGGAATATCCACCCTCACCAGGACCAGGAGCACCTTGATCAACACCTCTTCCCCCATACATATCCATCTCCACATTTAAATCTTTGTCTGGTGAGTAAAAAGAATATAATTTATTATAAGCATTTACAGTTGGATCTCCAGTAGAGGTTGTAATCTCATATTCTCCATTAAAAAGGTCAATCACTGTCAAATTTGCAGTGTCTGTATTATTAATACCCTCAATGTTTACATGATATTCTTCTGCTGTGCTTCTTACAACAAAGTTTGCAGTGGTGCTTATTAACGGACTATTAGTTGCCTGAGCACTTACTATAGAACATGATACAGTTTGAATGCCAACTTGATCTGCAGTCAATGACAATACATTAGTTTGTGACCCAGAAACAATCGTATTTCTAGTTACTGTAGTATCAACTGATGTTTTACCCGTATATGAAATACTAGCATATCCATTGCCTTGAATACCCCAACCATCAAAAGCAAAAGAAGCAGTTCTGTCATCAAATCCACTTGCTCCACCATTACCATCGGCACTATTACCACCAGCACCAGAAGCAGGATAATTAGAGGGTTGTGCTCCTCCTCCACCTCCTCCACCTTTATTGGACCCATTATCTCCAGGATTTGGTGATGAAGTGCTATTTGACATTACAGGTCTTGATCTACCAAACCCTAGTCCACCACCTCTAGCATTTGGTGGTCCACCAGAACCACTTCCACCACCGCCTCCACCACCGGAAGCAACAATCGTATATCTTCCTAATGTATCATCAAAAACTGCGGTAGCACCTCCGCCGCCTCCACCACCATGAGGTCCTGGTCCACCATTTCCACCAGCAGCATAACTACTAGCACCACCATTTCCACCATTTCCACCAGATCCACCATTTCCTGCTCTTCCAACCTGAAAGTTTAGAGTTCTATTAACATCAGTTTGTCCTGGTGCATATGGAAGTCTTCCTGCTCTTCCATTATGTCCACCATTACCACTAGCACCACCACCACCAGATCCACCAGCAACAACAATTGTAATGTTTCTTGCATCAATCAACTCAAGGGTTGTATCTGAATCATAAGTAAATGATTGATTTCCTTCTACCAATGCTGTTGAACCAATAGTCTCAGTAACTGTTCCATCAGAAACAACATTTCCATTTAAAGACCATTGATAATTAACATCACCATAAGAAGAATCGGTAAGTCCTGCATTAATAGAAAATGTAGAAGTTTGATTTGCAATTGTTTCCGTAGTAGATGGTTCAGAAATTATCTCAATTAAAGGTTCTACTGTAATTGTAGCAATACCAGAGTTAAGTGGTTCATTGAGAGCATTACCAGTTCCTTTTAAGATGCTGCCGTACTCATCAGTTGGAGTGTAATCTGCCTCAAGATAAAATTCTCTATTATTATCTTGAGGACTTTTAAGATTTGAGATTGTTAATGTGGTTGTTGCTGATCCACTAATATTAGTATTATCACTTAAAACACCAACACTAACTTCATACCATTGATATGAAATTACACCAATTGATGATGGTGTTGTTGATGCCCAGGAAACTGTTGCTATACCAGACATAGTTACAGATCCTGTAACTGTGCTGCCTACTCCTACTGGATTTTCAGTAAATGATAGGTTTGGTCCATTTAATTCCAGATCTGTTGGTAGACCTCTTTGATAGATATTTTCCATTTATTTTTTAACTAAAGTTTTGACCACTAACTACACCATAAAGACCAGAGGATGTGAGATTGACACCATCAAATGCTTTAAACGAATAAATGTCTGCTTTATCAGCTGTTGTAGTAACAATTGGCAGAACTCCACCCGGCCAATAAACTGGAATTGTAACTCCACCATTGTCCTTGAATGTATCTATACCAACAGAATGACTACCTGTCGAATCTTGAGTAATCTTGATTGTGAATGATGTTGAACCTGCAGGTGGATTTTGAATTACAAACTCAGTTATATCATCACTTGCAGTTAGTGTAAATGATTGTGCCTTAGAAAGGTCAACCGTAACTGCATTTGCAACAATTGTAAGTGCTTCAACATTCTCTGAATAAGTTTTCAGTTTTGTGTGTCCACCAATATCAAGAGTTGCTGTTGGCATAGTAGACCCAATACCTACAGAACTAAATCCAACCTGAGTTGTAATGACTGTTCCACCTGCACCCACATTTAGTGTGGTTGCAGTTATTATCCCAGAAGTAATCTTACCTGAAGAATTTTGAATATCATAATTACCAACAATTGTGCTAAATCCTGCAACCGTAAGATCATTAGTAGTTACAATTCCAGCAAACTTGGCTTCAGAGAAGACATGCATTGTGGTTCCTGAAGAACCAACCGCACCAACTGTTAGATCAACATCACTTAGTGGTCTGGTTGTTCCAATACCAACATTTAAAACATCAACTGGGAAAATACCAGTTCCAAGTCCAGCACTAACTCCAGCAAACAAAGAATCATTTAGTAATCCTGTTAATCCAGAACCATCACCTGTGAATGCTGTTGCAACAATAGATCCACTAAATCTAGATTCGCCAACAACACGAAGTTTAAATCCATTTGCAGTTGATCCAATACCAACCCCATCATTATCAATAGCAACAATTGAAGTTCCAGATCCTACTTTGAATGTAGATTCTCCAGGACTTGTGGTTGCAATACCAACTTGATCAAAGGTATTAATATCTGCATCTTTAGAGAGGCTTACATTACCGAAACGTCTCCATGCATTTTCTACAGTGTAGACCCAACCAACATATCCACCTTCATTTGGATTACTGAAGTATTCTATATCTCCAGGGTTGCCGGAGAGTGTGGGACTTGCAATACCAACAGTATATTTTCTAGATACTGTTGCATCACCTTGTAAGAATAATACATTTGATTCAACACCTTTAGGTGAATTGACAGTCAGTTTGTTATTAATAACAAGAGGTCCATTGAACTTAGAAATGACCTTGTTATCAGGACCACCTTCAACTTTAATTGATCTTGCGAAAACACCCTCAACAGGTTCAATAACATTCAAACCAGGAAGTTCTGCAATATCCTCACCCTCTACAGTTTGAACAGGAGTATCAAAGATTTCTTCTCTACCAGTAATTGTGCTGAGTCGTTTATTACCAGAGTATGAAATACCCTTGTCGTTCATTCCAGTGTAGAAGTTAATTCCACCTTCTCTCTTAGTTGATTGTGCTAAGAGTTCTTCATCAACAGAGATTGCTCTGTCTTGCTTGTCTGGGAATGCAGTTGAATAATTACCAGGACCAAATCCAACATATTCAAAAGTATGTCCAGAAGCACGAATGATTGAGTGTCTCCTAAGTTCAATTGGTTCAACTCTAACTTTTTTAATAACAGAATTGATTGTATGTGCAGTTGCTTTTGATCCAAGAATACCACGGAAAACATATACTGGGTTTGATCCAGTTGTAGTGGTCTTAACTCTCATCATCTCACCATCAACCATTAAGTAGTCACCAATATTAATATCAAGAGTTGAAATTCCTTGAATTGAAATTTGATCTGTTGATGCATTTGCAATTGAAGAAGATAATGTAGTAGTAATTCCTGCATAAGTTGGAATCATTCTACCATCAAGATTTTCATTCTCTACAGTAATGTTGCCATCATTTGATGTAAATCCTTCTGGAAGTGCAAAAATAGTTCCGGTTGCTGTTGGTGCAACTGTACTTACACCAAGTTGTGCTTCAAATGATGTTAATGAATTGATTTTAGTAACAATAAATGATCCATTATATTGTGTTTGTTCCGCACCACTAATTCTTACTTTCTTATCAACACTAAGTCCATGTCTATTGATAGTGGTAAGTGTTGCAATACCAGAAACACCAGTATATGTGAAGGTATTAACATTAATACTTTCTCCAGTTAAGTATAAGTATGCACCTGAAGTTAATGTTGCACCTACTCCAATACTTGTTGTAGATGGAATTGCAGAACTTGATATTGAAGATGCTGCAGATACTGTAAATGTAGTTGCAGATCCTACCGCAACATCAGTAATTCTATACAGTTGATTATATGTTGAATAAGAATCTGATTTAACTCCTACAACTCTTACAGAATCACCAACATTACTATAAATGTTATCAACCTCAACAACTGCTGAAGTAAATCCAGTGGTTGTCGCAACACCAACAACACTCATTGTATTACCAACACCATATGCACTACCACCATCCATAACTTTAACGGCAGTAATCGTTCCACTTCCATCAACTGTGAGTTTTGCAGTTGCGTGCTTACCAGTTACTGAAGAACCGATGGATATCAATTTAGCATCATAAATGTCACCTGCAGTTCCAGATCCATATCCAGCACCACCATCAACAATAGAAAGTTTTGTAATTCTATTCAGTCCATGATCATATGAGGTGTGAATAGTGTGAGCAGTACCAGTTACAGAGAAAATGTCAGTGATGCCAACACCGATTGCTCTATCGTCAGTAAACTTATCAACAGTTTCTTTTGTGATACTATTTCTAGGATCATTAGTATCAACGAGACCAATCAGACTAGAATTAGCAAAACAAGTTGCTGCTTCTGGATCAGAGACTGGATTATCTCTAGTTGTTTGTGGGAAGAGTTCCTTAACTGGTTGGGAGAATTTATCTTCGGTAAACGGCGCAACAGTAGGACTGTTAGATGCGTTAAGAACATTTACATAGTAAACACCGTCTTGTTCTCCACTGATATATTTTTGAGCTTCTGATAATCTATAAACATAATATGTATTAGAATATCTTTTTCTTTTAAAAAATGGGAGTGAAGTTGTTCTATTATTAATATCATTATCAAATGTTCCAGGATCAGTTGTCAAACCAACTGTAAAATTCTTTGCACTTGAGATGCCAGTAACATTAAATCGTCTATTAAATCCACTGTTTTGAGTACCAGTCGTATTATTAGAACTAATAATATTATTAAGTTCAACTATAGATCCTATTTTAAGATCATGTGGAAGTTCAGTATCAATTGATGCATTAGATCCATCCCAGGTTGCTCCAGAAATAAACCTAAAGTTTCTTTGTTGATTTACATTAGTAATAGAACCACTACCAAAGTAAGTTTGAATTTCTCCATCAGTTGATCCAATTGATGTGTTAGATTCTTGAATGATAAATCCTTCAGTAGGAGGTCTTGCTACAGAACCAGAGTTTGCAGGAATAACATATCTCATTCTATATGTTTTATCAGTTCCGGATCTTGTATCAGATCTTCTCTTGATGAAAGTTCTTGGTGTTGCCTCCCCAAGAGCAGTTGTTCCCAAACTTACAATCGTTGGATAAATGGAGTTTTCAGTTGCTGCTGTTGCAACTTTAACATACCATTGTGAATTTGTTGTGTCATATTGAACTGGGTGTCCAATATCACCAGAGTTTTTATCAGATACTCTACTTACAACTTTAAGTGATCCACCTTTTTCATTAATTACAATTGGTGTATCATTAATAGCATCATTAAGAGTTTTTGCAAGTTTGATATCAGTATTTGCAGAAATCCCGGTTCCTGATGTAATCGCAAATACAACAACATTGGGAGATAATCCATCAGGCAATTGTCCACTATCACTTAAAACACGAACCGATTCTCCATTGATAAAGTTGTGTGCTCCAGTAAGTGTAATAACATTAGCACTTCCACCAGAGCTATAGTTTCCAATACTATTAATTCCAGCAATACTTCTATTAACATTAAATACTTTTTCTGCACTATAAACAGGATCTGTAGTATTATCTGGCATGACAATACGTGCAGAATACTCAGTTACATTACCTGCTTGTGAAATGAGAACATTTAACTGGTCATTATCTTTTGCACCAACTCTAAATCCTTCTAATACGTTCTCGGGTGGGACACCAGCATTTGTTTGCTCATAAAGATAAAGATTACCAGTCGATCCAATACCCGCAACCCTATCAGTATTAGCGACATCAATAGATTCAAATTCAATTGAAGTTTCTGCAAGTTGAACTTCTTTTGGTGGAATAACATGAGTAATATATCCTTGATTATCCTGACTGAATGCATCAGTTCTAAATCCAACAGATGTAAGTGCATTTGCACCAAAGTTGGAGTTTGAGTTGGTCAGTGAAATATCACCACCATTCTCAGTCACAAAGTGCTCAGAGAATCCAATAGCAAAAATAGAAACTGCTTGGATAAAAGAGTTATTAGATACTTTTACGTGGAAGCTTCTATAAGATGGTTTATATCTTGCTCTAGAATCATTACTAATAGTTTCATTACCAGCAACTGTATTATCATCATAATTTCCAGTTGATGGAGAATTTTCATTGTATTTAACAAATGCATTATCATCCTTCTGCAATCCAATTCCAGTGAATTGTGCCACAACCATTGAACGGAAACCAGTAGCTTTACTACCATCTGCCTCCATTCCACACATACCAAATACAGATCTCAGAGAGATATTAAAGATGTATGGTGATGCCGATGTTACAGTGTCTGATGACAGTGAAAGAGTTGCTCCAGTTATTGTAGGAAGTGGATTGGTTGGTGCATTTTGAACTTGAAATTGAATTTCAGTGCTACTTGTCTTTTCTGATACAACAAATTGACCAGAATATCCAGATGCCGTAATTCCTTGAATACGGAAAGGTGTGTCAACATCAAGACCTGCAGCTGCCGATGTTGTTGTAACTGTGATAATATTAGTTGCAGTTATTCCATCACCTGCTCTAATGCTAGAAATACCAACAGATTCTCCAGTAGATCCAACAATTCGATATTCATCAATTTTGGGTTGAATATCAACTCCTGAAGATGGATAATCTGGTTCAATTGCACGACCAGAGGACTGACCGTAAACTAAACCAACTTTTTCATAATACATGTCCAGATCAGTTCTGTTTGTAGAATATGTCTGGAAAATATCATTAATATCAACATCGTTTACACCATCTGCATACTCAAAACATGCAAGTTTATGGTGTGAGAAATTTGGAACAAATGTATTTGTAGTATAATCTTTATATACCACTCCATTTGGATCTCCATCAAAAAGGGTAAATTGCCATAAGTAGCAACCACCAGTTACTCTGAATACTGCAGATCTTTCAATATTATCGTTTGTTGGGTCTGGAACATACTTAGGTCTAATCTTTGTCTTACGAAGATCAAGACCAACAAGTGATGTTCCTCTTGGAAGAATTACTCCACCATGTATACTATTAAGCTTATACAGTTCATTTGTTGGTGATGCAAGATCTAAATTGGAAGTTAGGTCAAGAGGTGGAAGATCATTGGATGTAGATCCATTTCGCAATCTATAATTATTACTTCCGTCTGGGATAAATCCAGGTCTATTATCTACTGTATGGTCGCCAGGATACAATAAGATCGTTGTATTGTTAAATCTATCATTATTCAATCCTCTCTGATATGAAAATCTTGCTGCTTCTATTAATGCACGTTGAATCGTCTTAAATGGACGAGTCAGTGAATTACCTTGATTTTCAATACTATCAGTAGCGTCTAAACTATTAGGATCAACGTAAAGAATAGTACCACGAGTAGATTTCAAAAAATTATCTAATCTGGAAAGACCCATCTTATTACACTATAAGTTCTGTTAGGATTATTTATCAAACGAAAAAAGGGCAACCCTATATAGGATCACCCTTTTCGCACTCCTTCACACGGAACTTATATATTACTCTTCTTTTAATTCATTGTCAAGTATATATTCAACTGTATTTGCAACATCATTCATAGCATCACGTAATTCTCTTTGAGTTCCAGTGTGTTGAGACATAAGTCCGGTTTCAGTAAGAGACCATCTCCACTCATTCATTTTTTTATTATGCCATAAATTGATAACCATTTTTCCTCCTTAATAAGCCAACTATCGGACTTGAACCGATGACCTGAGCTTTACAAAAACCCTGCTCTATCCAACTGAGCTAAGTTGGCATCAATCTACAGGCAAAAGTTCTGGGTTTTCTAACTCCAACTCATGCATCATAGGATGACACTCTTCTAACATCAAATACATTGATGCTCTGTACATCTCCTCCGCAGTTATTCTGGGAGTTGAATTTGCTAGTTGTATAACGCTTGGATTTGTTCTAGCAAGTTCTGGGAGTTCATCAAAGGTAAATGGAATATTTTGAATTAAATACAACAGAACCAAATGATCTCCCTCATGATCATACCAAGCATATTTTGTATCTATGCGGTATTTCATGGGTTTAAATTTACCCTGAAAATATTTAGGGATATGCGAGTAGGGAGACTTGAACTCCCACGGGCATTATGCCCAACAGATTTTAAGTCTGGTGCGTCTACCGATTCCGCCATACTCGCATAAGTTACAAGGTTCTTTCTAACCTTTCAGTTGGTTGATCAGGGAAATCTCTGGGACGACTATCTAAAGCATTATCAGTTCTGGGTGAACCTTCATTTGCTTTCATCGTATGCTGAAAGTTTACTCGTTTGTATCTTAATCCTAATGGATCAGGTATCCAATATGTTACCTGCCACTCTTGGTCAGGACATAATTCAAGATGCTTTTCTACAGAATGATTAAAGACACCAATCTGAATATATCCATCATGAGTGAGACATGAGTTGTCGCCAGTTTTAACTATGAATAATTTCTTCATCATTCATACTCCAGGTTACTGGGTGAAGACTACAATATTCATTAAAAGTGATTTTCATCTCTTTATCTGTCAATCCTGCGTTTCTTGCTGCTTTTGGAAGATTCCATTTTGCAGAAAATAACATTTCCATAGACTGTCGGGTTTCTGGTCTCATAATCGTAACAAGTCAGGATTTCTTCGTAAATTAAAGGTTTGTAATAATTCATAAAAAGGTAATGGGGTGATTTTTTGCCGGAATTTTTTTACCCCCTTTTTTGGAATTAAAAGTCGATTTTCCCTCAGAGTGGAGAAGCATACGCAAGTGTGTCTTCATCAAGCACGGCACGACATAGTTCCAGCACACTCATGAACTGGTCTACGGTCTCACAATCAAGAACTCTCTCATCACCCTGCTCAGAGTACAGATAGAACTTACGCTTCACGGGGTCCGCAACGCAGCGTGTGAGGTAGTCGTCTTGCATGGGGTCCTTTGCTTACCTATGTATTATATCGCAGTCAGGCATCTGTGTCAAGGTTTACGGAATCCATCTTACCTTCTGGTCTCCTCCACTTGGTTTCACGACGATCATAGTCCCATCCACCAACAAAGAAACACTCATTATTACCTGGGTAATCGTCTGGAGTATCTCCTTCATATACGACATGAAGTTTTTCACTGTGATCCATTGGATTGATATAACGTGCTGCCCAAATCTCATAGTAGCAATTAATAGTCGTGCCAACACCAGATTTAATATTCACAACCTTCCCCCATTCAATACTATCTACAATAAGATCTTGTGAGTATCCAATCTGAGTAAGAGTCACAGTAATAGTTTCTGGATCAATAAGACCATCCCAATACTCAGGAAGTTCAATTTTATTAGAGTCTTTTAGAGTTCCACGAACATAGATACCTGCTTCAGGTCCCTCTGCAATGACGTGACGGATTCTTTTCTTTTCATCTTTGACATGAGGAATATCAAATGATCCAGATATAGTTTTTGCTGATGTTGCAACACCATTAAATTTAGGTGCAGTGACTTCACCTGTAATGGTAATATCACAAGCACCAGTAATGGTTGTATTTACTCGAAAGTCATCAATCTGTGCTGATTTGTGATAAAAAGGACGACATGCGTCTTCTGGATAATCATCTTCTCCCTTGTTCCCATACCAAATATATTCATAGTCGGCCATTGGTAGTCCCCAACCACCTGGTTTTTTAGAACAATCCTTACTTTTGGGGGATGGAATAAACTCTTGTGCTGGTTCTGCCATAATTAAATCTCCTTAAACTTTTCCTGATTGTAAATATTGACTATTATCTCCTGGATAATCTTCAGGAGATGTTCCTTCATACTCTGCTATGTTTCTTTCGCAGTCTTGCCTCTCTCCATAGATGTGGTAGAAGCAATTAATTGGCATACCTCCATGTGCTTGAAGATACACCTTATCTTCATCAATTCTCTTCACAATTACATTCTGGTGTGCTCCAATTGGAGTTAGATTGACTGTGATTGTTGTCCAATCAACCAGTCCTTTCCAATATGGAGGAAAGAAAATTTCAGTTTTATTTGTTACTCTCCCTCTAATATATACGTCTGCTGTTGGTGCCTCTGGTGCAACGTGTCGCAGTCTCCAATTATCTTTGGTTGGGTGTGGAATATCAAAGTCTTTCTTTGCAGCTAAAACATTACCCCTGTAATCTGCAACAGAAAGACCAAAAACTGGACCACCTGCTTGAATTCTAAAGTTTACATCAAGATTACCAAGAACCCCACAGTTTGGAGACACCATTAATGAATATGGATTACTCAATCCAAGTGGCAATGCTCCTGGTGCAAATGGAGGAAGTGCATCACTATTAGTGAGAGGTCCAATATTTGTTCCCGCAAACGCAAATGGATAATGTGTTGGCGATCCAATAACAACAGGTCCCTCTATTCCTGCAGAACCATTAACTCTCGTGACACCTTCACCAATGGCAGGGAAGATGCCCGTACCACATTTCATTTGTCCGCCAACAACGGCATCGTCTAAATTAAATGACATTTTTACTCCTTATGCTTGGTTTTGTTCTTGATTATATCTTTGATGACCATTCTTATCATTTTTAACCGCACATGCATCACTTACACCACTAATAATAGATCCATACATCTTAAGACAACTGTTTCCAATTGCTTCAGTAATACCTGAAGAAGCAATTCTGGTAAGCATTTTAGAATTTGCAATAATTTTGGTGCTATCCAAACTAATTGTTTCTGTGGCTTCAAGTTTAATGTTGCCTTCACTATTATCACCAATAGCAACAAGTTCAATACTATTTCCTTGTAATCTTATTTTACCATTAGATGCTACAATGTCAATATTACCATTCTTTGCATTAATCATGCAAGTATCACTATCCTTTTCCTTATTACTTCCACACTCAACTTGGAAGTTTCCAGGACACATTGATGTCGTCCATCCTTTCCTAGGTCCATCTTTATCCATAGAAAAGAAGTGTTCGCCATCAGATGCTTGGAGCATAATATCTGATGTTACATCTCCTCTCTTATGAATTGATCCAAAAGAAATTGCACCATGATCATTTCCCCACCCAATACCGGTGTAATTATATTTTATATTATTACCACCACTAGACCTATCAAGATCTACATTACCTGCGGTCGCCATTTTTTACCACTAAAGTGTATGAACTATTTAACACTCTAAACAAGGTTGTCAGGTGTATTAGGTATGTTAAGTCGTGGATCATTATTGGTGACATCAGAACCCTGTCTAAGGATTGCAGATGCTCTTGTAGTGACCTGATTATCAACACTCTCTTGAAGTGTTGCATAGACCTGAATAAGGTCTCCTGTGGTCTCATATATACCAGCATAAAGGATTCCATCCCGAGAGAATGTAGAACCATAGTATGGTTTTCCATTGACATATCCAGTTTGCTTGAGTCCAACCAAATCCGTGACTTGGAGGAGTTGATCTTCTGGTATTACAAGTTCAGGAACAATCACTGGTTCAAACACTGGTCTTCCTCTAAATCCAACACCAGTATCAGATGGCATTGTTATATTTGGATAATCAGTAAATCCATAAAGAGGTTTTGGTACGACACCATCTACAGTACCAAAAGGACCAAGTATTGGTTGAAGTGGAGTTCCATTTATTAAAATTACATCATCTGGTCCATAGTTAATTCCAGGGGAGGTTGGTATAATCTCTTTAAGAACTAATGTAACTGGAGGTCCAGATGCAGGTGGTGCTGGATATGAATTACCTGGTTCTTCAGGAATAATTTCCGTTACAACACCAGTTCCTTTAACTACTTTGGGGCATGGTGGTGGAATTAAAATAGCAGATGCACAGAGTGGATTAGTCGTCCATGGTGGTGTGGAAATTACCTTTCTAATATCTTTGAAAATTTTGAGAGCAAATCCAGTTGGATTGTAATTGGAAAATATGTTTTCAGGTAGTTGAATATTTTCAAGTTCAACTTTGAGTTCATATTTTCCTGCAGACAACTCAAAAAATATTTTGTTTGGTTCACCACTAAAACTTCTAGATTCAGCAACTTTTTGACCATTGATGAATAATTTTGCAGTATCATCAGATTGAAATAATGCATCATATCTTCCACTCTCTGGGAAGTTTACGTTGGACCAAGTAAAAGTCCTTACACCAACAATATTTGGATTATCAGAGTTGAGTGGTGGAAGGAATGGAGATACGTTATTTTTATTCATAAAGTCACTCCAAACATTCTTTCGAGTATCAAGATACCTAAAGACTTCAGGTCCAGAATATGTTACGCCATTTTGAGTTGGTGATACCTGAACTGCTTTAGTGCCTCCACCTACATCATACTTACATCTATTACCTCTAAAGTCATAGAACTTTCCTTTGGATGCAGTAACAACAATATCTTGCCAATCATTATCTGTGTGATCCTCCATCTGAACTACATTTTGACCTGCATTTCTCAACTTAATAGCAGAATTATTTCCAGATCCACCTTTTCTATTACTATTAAAAATCACATCATAAATTTTACCAGACTCTAGTGTTTTAGATATGCTCTCCTTTATTTGGGGACCATCATAAGATTTTCCAAAAGAAAATACTTCTTTCATTTCAACTGTATTTGCAAACTTTGCAGATGATGTAATTCTAAAATCAACATCAACTGATCCTCCAGGAGAAGGTCTTTTAGCCCAATCTTGAGTGCTGAAAATCTTTTCCTTAATCACTTTTGTATTCTCTTGTCTGAAGTTTTCAACCTCAACTTTAATCGTGTGACTTCCTTCAGTTAATTTTACCTTTTCAATTTTTGGTGATTTATTTTTAAATCCTTTTAACTTATATACTTCTCGACCATCAATCAAAATTCTTCCTGCATTATCAGCAGTTCCTTTAACCCCATAGAAACCATCATATGGAATATCTAAAGTCCATGTATTATCGTATATAATTCCACCACCACCATCACTATTGAGAGTGCTGAGTGGAGGTAAAGGTGATAGTGCAAATCTATTAGTGAACTTACTCCATGCCGGGTGATTGACAGGCCACCATTTCTTTTGACCACCTGGGAATCGTGTTGTCCAAATTGGATTTCGTGGACATCTTCCTTCACCAATAGGAATAGGTGATTGTGGAATGGGTGGTAATGGTGCATCGATTGTCAACGCAGCACCCATTGGATTTTCATTCCAAGTTTTGGGTGAAATTCTAGTAACCTCCACTTCACCTACTTCAATTTTTATAGCAAGTGCCATTGGATTGACACCTTTCACTGATGAAGATTGTAAATTTTTTACTTTAGTAATAGAAAGATCTGCATTCTCATCAAATCCATTATCAATATCATCATCATACTCAATTGTATTTCCATTATTCTTTATAACAGATCCAGTCCCACGAGATGATCCTATTGCATCTACAAGATACTCTCTCCCTGCCTCAAATACATCAGAACCAGTAATTACTTCTTTTTCTTTATACCCACCCCCAGATCTACTTCTAGATAAAAGAACATAATCATTTGGAGGAAGACCAATTTTAACTTTCTCAGCAAAAACTCCAGATATTCTTGGATTATCATCTACTCTTAAGCGAAAACTAATCTCTGCAGTTCCAGATCCATCTACCTTAAGATAATTTTTACCATCACGATTTATAAATCTAGCACTAATATCTGCTCTTGATGGTTGTCCAGTTCCTCCATCAAAAGAAAATCTACCTCCAGGTATTTGAAGTAAATCTGCTTTGATTTTATACTTTCCTTTCTTAAAGAATTTGGTATGAGTTGTTTTCTTCATACCATTTTCAACAATTACTTCATCTCCTTTACCATTGTCTATAGATATCTTTGCGTAATCATCAACATCAACTGTAATATTATAATTTCCATCAGCAGGAAAATCTATATCGTTCCAACGAATTACATGAGTTCCTGCATATGGATTACCATCCAAAGGTTTTCTTGTATCAAATGGACATACTCCATATTCATTTAAAAATCCACCACGACCATAAACATTTGTCCTCCAAAGTTTTCTATCAGCACCATTGATATAGTCTGTAGTAGTAAAGATTGTACCTGAAACTGATTTTTGATTAGATCCAGTTTGAGTTTTTGGTGGTGCATCAAATATTAGTTTACATTTGTTGCCATTAATTTTAATAAATCTACCACCACTTACAGTACAAACTAAATCTTGCCAATCATTATCAGTTGATTCTTCCATCTGAAGAACATTTTGTCCAGAAGTTCTAAGTTTAATCTTACCTCTTCCACCACTCGTAGTAATTACATCATACTCTACACCATATTGAATATCACGACTAAAAGATTCTTTTAATTGTTTCCCCTTATATTGCTTGCTAATATTAACACCCAATGCAGGAATATTAATTCCATTTGCAAAATCTGCAGATGTTGTGACATTAAATTTGATGTTAGTAGGATCTCCCTTGACTTTTACTTTTTCTTTAATGGGAATATTGAAAAGATCTATTTTAATTCTATGAACACCCTCTTGAATTGTTTTCTTAACAATATTTTGTGGTAATGGATCACCTCTAAAATTTCTAGGTTCAGTGATGAGTTGATTGTCAAGATATATTTTACTTACATTATCTGCCATGCCACGGAAAACATACTCTCCTGTATAAGGAAAATCTTCTTCCCATTCCATCGTTGCCCATCGTCCTGCATAGTCACTACCAGGCACATTTGATGCTGGCACTGGACTGACTGCATAACGATTCATAAAACTATCATCAATTACCTTTGCATTTTCATTAGTATCCCATGCATGATGAGAAACTTGATTAAGAACGCGAGTTGTTTTATCTCTAAAGGTGACTGAGATTGGATTTTCTTTTCTTGTATGCCAGAAAGGATTGATACCTTGTCTTAAGAAGTCCTGATACTTTTGAATCTCTCCTCCAATAGGATCAGCAACTAAAGTTGCAAATAAATTAGGATCCCATTCTCCTAAGACTTCACCATCTACACCATATCTAAGTCCATATCCAGAAAGTTCTGTTCCATCTGGAGTGAGATCATATATTTCAAAGTCTTCTTCTTGATCAAAATATTCCGTGGTTGGTGGTAGTTCACCTATGACAGTTCTTATAACAGCACCAGATCCTCTTCTACATGAATCTATTAGTGTTGCTTTAGGTGGATACTTATATCCAAATCCACCCTTTACAACTCTCACTGCAAGAAGAGACCCATCTCTACCAAAAATAGGAGATCCTAATGCACCTACTCCCCCACCACCACTTATATAAAATTCAGACCTACATCCATTGTCATATGAACTACTCCCAGTACCACCAGTTTCAGTACCAGTTCCACTACCATTTCTATTACTAAATGGTGCTCTTTCTCCTGGTCTTAATCCTCTAATACCGTCACAAACATTTCCATCAACATTCAGTGCTTCATCAACTGTCAGTGCATTTACTTCATTGATTGTTAAATATCTTGTGCTATTTCTATTATCAAGAATAAAAATAGTACCAGGATTTAATGCAGCATACTTGTTTGCTTCAAGAATACTTACATTCGACACATATCCTGTATCGGGACTAATATATCCGACACGAATATCTTTCTTAGTAGCAGGTCCGAAGATATTAAACGACATTCGGGATTATACTTTATTGTTCATCGTAATCATATTTATTATGCCACTGTAGAATTAATTTGATTTAATTCTTCTTGAGATCCAGCACTAGTTTTAGGTTGTGTTCCTCGATCTGCTCCTGTTGGTTCAACGTAAGGTGTTCCTTCCTCTTCAGGAATACCTTCTGCTGCTGCAGTCTTATCATCAATAGATTTAGAACTTGGTAGTTCTGACGGTGATTGTGATCCACCACCTTGACAGAATGTATAAAAATCAGAAGCAGCAATATTTGGTGCCAATTCACAACCAAAAATATTTAATTTAATATTTGTAAAAGATAATGCAGAAGTTATACTACCACTAATATTTGGAATTAAATTTTTAACGTCTCCGAGGATTCCTGTGACACCGGCAAGAGTATCTGTTACATCATCAAGATATGAATTTAAATTATCTACTAAATTATTATTAGCAGAATCTATTTCTGGTCTTGATCCCGCTAATACTTGAGCAGTAATAGACTCTGCCGTACATATCGGAACATATGGATTTGTAGTTGCCCCAGAAGGATATCCATCTCCGTCCTCACCTTTTGTTGCTCTATCAGTTGCTTCTTTAATAAGTCCTGGTATGTCTATAGCACCAGTAAGAGCTCCTAAAACTTTATCAGCAAGACCCGCAGTTATTTTAGAATATAAACAACGAATCAAATCAGTAAATACTTGCTTCATATCAGCGAATTGAGCTCTCAAACTTGAAGGAAGTGCTGCTACAACTTTTGTTAGTGCCTTATTTAAAGTTTTCAGCACAAACTCCATGATTTTATCAAAGATAACTTTCATATATTTTGCAATCTCTTGTGCAAAACTTTGCATTAGTGCTTGTAGATCACTAATTACATTAGTAACAGCATCAACATAACTTTGAATTGCTTGAAGATATGAATCAATTTTAGTAACTAAATTATCAATCGCAGTTTGAATACCTTTAATTGCAGAAGGAACTAACTCCTGTGGGTCTGCTTTCATCAATACAATTTTTTCATCACACTTAGCCTGCCGTTTAGTATCAGCAGCAGTTATTTGATGAACACCATCAACATTTTCATTTGTTGCCCCAGGTTGTCCCGGAGGTGGTTGAGTAACTCCTAGATCATTATCAGGTGGAACTTCTCTTGCGCTTCCTTTTTTGGGAACCGCACCATCAGAGTGGCCGCTGAAAGCCATTGTTCCAGGTGAACTATTTGTTACTCCAGTATCAGTTTTTTGTTTAAGAACTGTTTGCGAGTTGTTACCAAGAACTCCCATGATAACGGGAACTTGTTGGTCCTGCCCATCAAGGAAGAATCCAAACACCATATTCCCCTGTCGGAGATTTGCTGTTCCTTTAGCTGCCGTCTGACCACCACCTGCCGTAACAGGATACATGATTTGAGCCCAAGGTAATTGATCGTCGGGGATTGTTTCTTGTCCCTGATCATGAAGACCAATAATCCTTACTTTATATCTTCTACCCCATCCAGGAATACTATTTTTATCTGGATATTTTCCTGCATTAATATTATCTCTCCAGGTAGAGTCGTCAGCAATCTGCCCGACCCACCATAGAAAAGATGCCCCAAGAAAACCAGAATTAAATAGAGATCCTCCTTCCATCAGTCCTCGTATACCCTACATTCATCAGCATCTGGTTCCATTTCACAGAATAGTTCTAATGGCGTGGGGTCATGATGATCTCCTGCTTCAATATCTTTCTTATGATTCTCAACATATACATTGAGTTCAATCAATTCACCTTCAATATGACGACGTTGTTGGGGTGAAGTAGTTGGATCGTCAAGGATCTTTTTATCTACTTCAATATGCTTTTCTACACTTTCCATTTTTAATTTGTTATACTAGTTTTGCTTGGTTTTCCAGTCTTACCAAATGAATCTCTTGCTAAAGATAGTTTGGTAAAGGTTCCTTCAGTTACGTGAATGTAATGCGTAAGTCCTGCTATAATATATAGTCCACTATTTTGCTTGCTTACATTCTCTGCTTTTTTCTCCTCCAGTTGTGGTACATCTAAGTATACCATCTCTCCAGCATGAAGAGAGAAATCTCCTGGAATCGTGACATTAGCCATAGAAGAAAAGAACTGATTATATCTCATGATTGACTGGTTTAAAATATCCTTATACTCAAAGTTTTGTTCATCTTTCTTTTCAAGTTGTTGGGTCGTATCACCAGTTGCTAATGTTCCTTTATCAAGGAGATAGTAAGTTGTTCTTGTAAACTCTTTATTTGCTCCTTCATTATTAAATTCATCATTAAGTTTAGGTAATTTTTTTCCACCAAGTTTTAAATCACCTTCATCTGCTGCTGCATTAGGAGTTATAACTTCGTAATATGTGGTGAATGGATCAAACAATATTGTCCTTGTTGAGAAGGCACCCATCTTTAATTTGTTCTGGACATTCACATTATTATCCTTTGAGTATTGTAATGCTTTTAGATCATAACCTTCAGGTATTCCTGGAGTTTCATTGAAGATGATTGATTTCTTTTGCTCTTGTGCAAACAAACTATCAATAGATTTGAAATGAAATCCATCTGCAGTTTCAAAGAAAAAGTATCCTGCACTCTTTCCTTTCTTTTGATTTTGTGCTGAGACTGCTTTCCTTGACAACCAGTTAATAATATAAAATGGTTTCTTATTGTTGCCGATGTAATTGTAATTGTTTAGTGTCTCATCTATATCACTTATATCTTTTGTTGTTTTAAGTCCAATACTATTTCCCTCCGTCAAAAGTTGCTTGACGTGATCTGATATTTTTCCATCATATCTTTTTGTAATTCTTGTCTTCTCATTTCTTATAAACTCTGCCGAAACTAAATCAAGTTGAATCTGAGTTTTTCTAGTGTCATCAGATATGGGTGTGACCTTATTAACATACATCACTAGTTCAGGTTTATCACCAATAGTAACCTTATTATTATCCTCAAACTTTAATATAACTCTCTCTTGTCCTACAATAGGAAGTCCTTCTAATATACTTTCTTTAATATTATTGGAATTATTTACGCCAGTGTCAGTAAATGTGATAGTTGCCCTGAGTGTATCACTCATCAAACTCTCAAAGTATGCAATAGATATTAATCCACCAACCAAATCAGCTGTCTTACTTTTATCTTCATTAGAAATAATTGTAATTGTTTTTGGTATAGATGGTGTAGCTGACCTTGGTGTTACTGCGTCTGACATTTAATATTACCTCTTACTTATATTTAACAATTAGCATAAGCACTAGCAAAAGGATCTTCACCTCCAACAGGAATCACTATTGGTATTGATGACGATTGTTTCTGTTGCATCATACTAGCAGGAATTTGATTTTGATTTATAACGACAGTTGATTCTCCACCTTGCTCATATGATGCATATGCTTCTAATACCTTTAGAGCTCCTGCACCATCTGCAGCATTTAATGCAGCAAGGAATCCTGGATACTTCATTTTGATTGATGTATAAGAATCATTATCTAAAACGAATTCAGGACCACCCATGTTTGCAAAAATTCCTTTACCTGCTTCTCCACCATTATCTTTCACCTCAATATGCATATGTGATGGGTGTCCGTGTGCTCCAGGTCCGTCCTTGCCTGTTTGATCTGCTATGCCCCAACTATCATGAATGAGAAGTTTATTTCCCATATTACCATCATTATAAACTGAATCTAAAATGCTACGATATCTTCCTTTAGAATCCTCCAGGGTTCCTCTCCAATCAGTAACATCAATTGCTCTACCATCATAGTGACCATCACCACTATGAACATTAGATACGGATCCTTTTCCTGGAGTATATGCCCCACCAGATGATGACGGAGTTTTAGTGAAGTCTGGGTGTTCTGCAACAGAGAATCCTTTAGAAATAAGATCTTTTCCTATATTAACAATATCACCACTCTTTTTGACATCAAAATTACCTAATCTTTTTCCACTACCTGATCCCCCAGATGTTGATGCTCCTCCTCCAGTAGCAGCAGGATCTGATACTGTTGCGTTGTTTTCTTTATCTCCACCAGTAAATTTCTTTACAATTTCATCGAGGTCTGGAAGTTTTGATCCCATACTATTCAAACCAGAAGTAAGTCCTCCAAGTCCCATTCCATTTAAAACTTTATTTTCTGTTTCTTGAATTTGTGGAACAAAGTCTCTTGCAAACATGTATGCATCAATACCCATAGAAATTCCAGGACCAGGAGCAAAACCAAATAAAGCTGAAAGATCAAAACCAGCGGAAAGAAGTTCTAATAATGCACCAATTGCATCACCACCAGCAAGTCTATCATAAGCAAACAGTAAGTTAAAAAGACCACCAACAATTGGTATTGCCTTTCCTCCTACTTTTTTAAGAATACCTGCTGCATCACCTATACCATTAATTCCTTTCTTCTTCAATACCTTAGTGATATTATCAAAACCTGGTATCTTTGATAATTTTTCCATTATTTTTTTACCAATACCTTTCACCTTATCTACAATTGGATCAAGAAAAGGTCTTATTGGATCAATAAGTCTTTGAACAATTATTTTCTTTGCCGACTCTCCTAATTTACCGGCAAAAGACTTTACACCGTCCATAGCACTAGTAAATTTTCCTTTTAATTTTTGTCCAACACCAGCAACTTTATCAAATTGTGCCTTAGCACCTTTTGATAAATTTTTATATTGATTTTGTAATACATTTCCAAGTTTGCCTAAATTTCCACCAGACAGATAATTTAATCCTTTACCAGTATTTTTAACTACATCTTTGGCACCTTCAAAAATTCTACCAAAGAAACCTTTTGGTTTTGGTTTTGGTTTTACTTTTCTTGCTTGATCTAATCCTTGAGTAAGATTGGCACCACCTGCCCTTGCTTTTTGATATGCTTTGATTTGATCATCATCAAGATTAAATTTCTTTTGAAGATCGACTTCTACCTTAGTTTTCTTCCTAACCTTTCCAGTTTCTGTGTCTATTATTTGACCCTTTCTGGGTTTCTTACCATTAACATCCGCCCCTGGTGATTGTTTTTTCTTGTTTTTCTTATCACCAAACATATCAAAGGGATCAATTGCTGCAACTCCTAGTGCAATAATCCCTATAAGATTGAATGCTTTATTAAGGTTCGACATGAACCCTTCAAATGTACTGGCAGCACCCTCTCCAAATTTATCACCAAGCCATCCTTTAGTTGCGTCATAGGCATCTTGTCCCCACTTTAAGAATGTTCCTGCAGCATCAACTATACCAATAATTAAATCAGCAACAAATTCAATTCCACCACTAATTGCTTTTATAATACCTTCTAGTTTTTCCGGACCAAGGTCAACAAGTTTCTGTAGGATGAATCCGGTAATGATGCTACTAATAAATTGTTTTATTCTATCAAAGAAACTCAACTTTGGAATAGATAATCCCTTTTCTTTCTTCTCCTCTTTAGTTTTTTTCTTTTCTAATTTACCTTCTCTCTTATCGCGATCTTCTCTCTGATCTTGCTTTGTTTTTTCTTTAGTAAGTGCTTTCTCTTCTGCAAGAGTTCCCTTCAGTAACTTATCAATCTCAACAACTTTTTTATAAATTCTAACAAGTATACCATCAGATCCAACACTAGTAGTTTTAGTATCTGGTGCTTTCAGCACAGATGCTGGAATTAAAGTTGTCTTTGGTCTTATTGCTAGAGCACCACTCTTCTTACCTTCTTGCTTTTGTTGCTCATCACCCTTTTTTACAATAGAAGATTTCTTTTTATTAGTATCTTTGCGATTTAAAATTTTACCCGCAGCAGCTTTTCCACCAGACTTAACCATCTGACCTCCTACTGCTCTTGCTGCTCCTCCTAGTAGTGCTGGTATTGCCATATCTTAACTTATCCCCAGAACAGCCTTCTTTTCTGGAGAAGTAGGTGACGATGGCACGGATGGAACATAAGAACCAGTTTCAGAAATAGGAGTTTGTTGTCCTGATGATGCTCCACCAGAATTGACAACCGAAACTTTTGGTGCTGCTTTAGTTGGTGGTGCTGGTGGTGCAGACGGTGATGGTTTTGATCCTAAAGATGCACTAGATCCACCAGATCCAGAAGAACTAGAACCCATGGCAATTTTTTGCATCTTTGCAAGTGCAAGGAATCCACCAAAAGCACCTCCTCCGGATCCTCCACCACTAGAACTACTAACACTGGAACTGCCACCACCACTTGATGATGCTATAGGACCACCTCCAGGAGCAGTGTAATTTGGATTGCCACTATATTTTTTAAATTTATCTATCCTATCTTGTAGTCCATTGTATCCACCATTGATATTTTTAGTAACCGTTCTGACATCTCCACTTGCTGCTGCTGCACGATCTACGCGCTCATTCCAATATGCAACAGCAACATCCGCAGCAACATCAGGTTTCTTTGCTAACTCTGGGTTTCCTGCTAAATCAACTCCAAGTTTGTTTCCATAGTGAGTATAATTTGCACGTCCAGTAAGTTGGATATATCCCCTTCCCTTATATCGTTTCCCGTCACCTGCTTTTGTATTTCCTAGGTCAGAACGTCCTTCATAATTTGATCCATCATGAATTTCCTCATCATACCTAAAGTTTCCACTCTCATGTGCCATTTGTGCAAGGAACATTGCTCTTTCTGTAGGATTTGTATATCCTGCTTTATCCATTGCTTTTTTCAGTGATGACTCATTAAATCCACCACCACCACTACTACTACTTTCAGAATTTTTTTTGTCATCCTTTTTCCCCGATGATGAACCAAATCCCATCATTTCTAGAAAAGATTTTTGAGGTCTTTGCTTATCTTCATCACTTCCAGGTACATGTCCACCACCTTCATCATCAGATTTTGTTTTATTTCTTCCACCAGGTTCATTTTTTTCAGGAACTCCACCACCAGATGATGCATACATCATACCATTACTAAAAGATGGTATGCCAGATCCACCACCCATGGCATTCATAGATTCCATGGTGCCTTTGCCATATTTTTGAACGGCACCTTTACTCATCACGTACTCACCAGGTGTGAGCATGGCAGGAACAGTATCTTTATTTCCTGAACCAGGGACTGTACCTCCCTTAGACATTTCTTTAGGTGGCGCATCCTTTCCATCTTTTCCGTCAGCACCATCCTTCCCTGGTGCGGGTTGCTTATCGTCTTCTCCACCATCAAGCATACGACCCAAAAGCATCCCACCACCAACAGCAAGTCCACCAATAGCAAGAGATTTTTTAAATCCAAGTCTCTTAATACCTTTTAATAATCCAGGTATTAACTTTTTTATTAATGTTACACTAAATTTTAATACGTTTCCAATTAATTTAGTTGCAAATCTACCAAGACTATTTCCAAATAACAGATATGCAGCAAGTAATAATGGCCAAGTGTTCTTTAAAAAATCTCCTATTGCATCAAGTTTTCCTTCGTTCTTAGGATCACTCATCCAATCAACTATCCTTTGGAGAATTTTTCCTATTAAAATAGTTCCTATAAATTTAAGAATACGACTCAGTATACCTTCTACTGGTTTAAGAATTTTCTTAGCAGCTTTTGCTAGTCCTTTAAATATACCAGACTCAAGTTTATCTTCTTTACTTTTTCTTTTTGACCTTTCTCCTTTCCTTCTTTCTTGATTTTCTATTTTCTTTTTTCGGTTCTGATCCTTTTTTAATGTGCCAAGAATTGAATTAACACTTGCTAAAATTTTCTCTAATATATTCTGTTCCTGTTCTTCACCACCAGGTTTAACCAGAGCACCTGGATTAACTTTAGTTTTTCTTATAGCAAGTGCTCCACCCCCACCAGTTCCTGGAAGTGCTTTTTGATTTGAACCAGCACGAAGAGATGGTGTTTTCTTTTTAAATGAGTCTGATGTTATCTTTGTCTTCTTTACTTTAAATGTCTTTCGGGTATCTCTCTTTACTCTCTTAAATTCATCAGTAAGAATCTCAGTCTCCTCTGATGATAGTTTGCTGCTAGACATTCTACCAGCCATCATCCTCTCTTTCAGAAGAGAGATATAATCTTCACGATCTAAGTCAGCAGTAAAGTCTAACCCAAGCAACTCTGCTATCTGTGGATCTATACCAGTGTCAGTTTGAGTCGCCCTAGATGCCATTCGCTTGTTGTTGTTTTAATTTTTCTTCTTCAAGATGCTGTTCCAATAACGCAACATAAATGTCACGTTCCCATGGTATCATATTTTCAATCTCAGTTAATGAATATTTATGGTACTGCATCAAGGCAAAGTTTAGTTTAAAATAACTAACAAGACTCATATGTACCAGGGCTATGCGAAAAAACTTGCGAGTCCTTCTAGTACAACTTCACTTTCAACTTTTGTATTTGGATTTGTCACTTTAATTTTATGTGACAACTTCGGCATAGTCTCAAAGAATGTTTCAATTGACTTAAACTGAGACGAATTCATCTGCTCTAAGAAGTCTTTGAGTTCTTTCTTGGTGCAATCATCTGCTGCCCATACATCATCTTCAGAATAAATTTTATCAACACAAGATGCAATCAAATCAAATGATTGATCCATTGCATTCTTATTTTCAAAATCAAAGTTGTTTTTAATAAACTGATCAAGAGATGGATACTTCATCTCCATCATAAGTGTATCATCAATTTTAATTTGCCTAGTGTGCTCATCATTTTTTTGAACACGAATTTCATCTAGGTCAATACTTACAGGAACTTCGGTAGTCTCATCGTCAGGACAAATAATATTTACTTCAATCTTTTCGCCAACAGATTTTCCTCTAATGTTTAAAAATAGAAACTCAATATCAAATGTAGGAAGTGCTTCGACTTTAATTCCTTTTGTCTGGACACAACTCTTAATGACTGCTTTGATTGCAGTCGTAATTTGTTTTGTATCCTCACTTTCTAATGCAAGAACAAGAACTTTTTCTTCTTTTACTAGGAAAGGTCTGAACTGAATTGATTCTCCAGTTGAAGGTAATTCCAACTCATATGTTGGTGTTGCAATCTTTGGTAAAGGCATAATGTCCTATAGATGTATTTCAGTATTATTATTTATTGACCAATATTGGAGAAAGATCCCAAGAGATCGTTGGCACCAGTGCGTAATTGTGAACCAAATTTTTTCAGATCAAAAGAAAATGGATTTGCATTTGGATTATTAAGGAGACTTTCCCTTGCTTGACTAAAGACATCTAATGGAGAACCTAGAGATGATGTATTATTATTCGGTCCACTCTGAATGTATCTAATGTATGACATAGAAACAGTACACTTTAATAAATCATTTCCACTATATGATACTGGCATCGAAGATATACTCAAAGGAAAAGATCTGATAAATTCATAGGTCATGAATTGTTTATAGTCTCTTTCAAATTTAAATATTTTCAATCCCTGATCAGCAGTGTATTCATCTGGATATGTGGGTCTATAATGATAATTTTTATTAAAAGATTTAGTCTCCCCACTTTCATCATCTTCATTCATAATTCCTCTCATCCAAGTTTCAAAAAATCTAATTGGAAGATAGTTTGAGGCATCAACATAGAATGTAAAATCTATTCTATCATCAAACATTCTACGGTATGCGTGCTTCTCCGTCACACCTGTTCTATCATTATTAATATCCATCGTGGTTAGTTGTGAACCAGGAAGAGATGTATCAGTGCAAAGGAGATTTAATTGTCCCTGATCTGCACCAAGAACATCTCTCAACTTCTTTGCTAAATCAGTTTCTTTTCCATCGTTAGTTGGAAGAGGAATTTGAACAGCAAAATAAGAGGTTAATGATGGTCGCAACAAGTTTGCTCTGACATCATCGACACTTTTTCTTCTTACTTCCTTTTCGACGGGGTTTGCCATCTATAAATATTTTTAACCTTATATATTATGTATGGCAGAAAGTATTAAAAGTAAATACAAACCATCATTCCCAAAGAAATATAAAGGTAATCCCAATAATATTATATGCCGTAGTAGTTGGGAAAGAAAGTTCTGTCATTACTGCGATCTAAATGAAAACATTCTTGAGTGGGGTAGTGAAGAATTTTACATACCATATATCTCACCAATAGATAAAAGAGTTCATCGTTACTTCCCAGATTTTATTATCAAAGTGCAGGAAAGTACAGGACAAATTAAAACCTATGTGATTGAGGTAAAACCAAAAAGACAAACTATAGAACCTAAAAAAAGGTCAAGAGTTACTAAGTCATACATCTATGAGTGTAAGACCTATGCAGTCAATCAAGCAAAGTGGAAGGCTGCAACTGAATTTTGTGAAGACAGAAGAATTAATTTTAAGATCATCACAGAAGACGAACTCGGAATCAAATGAACCGTATCGAACAACTCATTCCAGATCTCAATAACAAAACGAATGATCAAGAAGTTATGATGCTTGAGATTATGCAAGTGTTGAATGATACTGTTACACCTATACCAGATGTAGGAGAGTTTTATACCTTTGTTTATACTGCAAAGACACCTCGCATAACATATGATCAACACCCATTGATTGCCTGCACAGATGTGTTCCGTTGGGGATTTCGTGGAATAAACTTTCACCTAGGTAAGTATCGAAATTATACTTGGGAAGAAGTAGTAGGTCAACTTTATATTGTTGACTATGAAGAACTAGGAGACTTGCTTTCTATACCTTATGGACTTCGCAAAGATACTTACTAAATAGAAAAAAAGATAGTCTATAATGGCAAACAATCCCAAAAGTGCCAACACATATCGAACTGGAAAAGTTAATAGTAGATTGGAAGTGGATTTGAAGACCGGTGGTGCAACTTTATATGGAGAAGAAGGTATTTTTAATGCCTTTGGTAGAACAATAATAGCAACTTCTCAACCTGGTTCTCCAAATAAATGGACAATCACTGATGCATTTGTAAAAAAATATAATAATGCAAACGGAACAAATCTATCTAAAAAAGACGTACAAAAAGTTTTTACTAAAGATTTAGCAAAGCAAAATAATTTTCAAAGAGCAGCAATAATTAACAACAATGCTACAGAAGAAGATAAAATAAGGTTGAGTAAGGAATCAAAAATTCCTAGAGTTATTGACCCAAAAACTAAAAAAACTCCAGCAGCCACAACAGATACACCAATTGTTGCAGAGACCGAATCAGAAACAGGAGATACTTCAAGACCAAGTTCAGAACCTCCAAAAAACGAAGCAGGAACAAGGGATGATTTTGGATCTGCATTACATTATCCTGTATCTAGAGATCCGAAACAAGATAGGATCAAATTTGATATGCTAAAGTATAAACCCAAAAAAATTAGTGGATTTGGATTTGGTGAAAGAGATTCAACTAGAGAATCAATTGGAACAGTAACTCTACCAATTCCTGGTGGTATTTCCGATAGTAATGCCTGTAACTGGGGTGATGATACTATGGGTCCACTTCAACTTGCAGCAGCAGGAATTGCATTAGAGGCTCTTACTCCTGATGGAAGCACACAACTCGGTGGTGTTATAGGTGATTTAAAAAGTCAATTATATACAAACAACACGGAGATGAAGCAACTAATTCAAGCAAAAGCATCAGCAGCAGCAGTCGGTGCTGATGCAAACTCATTGTTTAGTAGAACTCAGGGAATGATTCTTAACCCCAACCTTGAGTTGTTATTCCAATCTCCAACATTGAGACCTTTTACTTTTCAATTTAAAATGTCTCCAAGAAGTGCTGCTGAAGCAAAAGTAATCACACAAATTATTAGATTTTTTAAGCAAGGTATGGCACCAATTAGAGAAGAATCAAGACTTTTCTTAAAAACACCTCATACATTTAGAATTAAGTATGTGCAAATGGGTGATAATGATAAAAGTATCTACTTAAATAAATTTAAAGAGTGTGCTCTACTATCATGTAGTGTTCAATACACTCCTGAAGGAAACTATGCCCCCTATGAAGACGGAGCAATGTCATCATATCAAATGTCTCTTCAGTTTAAAGAACTTGAACCTGTATATAATGATAGTTATAAAGACATGCCAACTGACGCAATAGGTTTCTAAAATGTCAAATTACTTCAGCAAAGTTCCAGATTTTGAATATGTTAGCAGACTTCCTGATGCTAATATATCTGACTATATTCCTGTAAAAAATTTATTTAAAAAAATTACTCTAAGACAAGACATCTATCAAGATTTGTCGTTCTTTACTAAGTATAAAATTAAAGGTAATGATAGACCAGATAATGTTGCCTTTGATTTCTATGGTAGATCTGATTTAGATTGGGTTGTTCTAACTAGCAACAACATCTTAAACATTCAAAGTGAGTGGCCTCTACAGCAATTAGAATTTGATACTTTCTTATTAGAAAAGTACGGTACTTACGATAATATAAATGCAACACATCATCATGAGACAGTAGAACTTAAGAATAGTGATGATGTCATCATAGTTCAAAAAGGATTGCAAGTAGAATCAACTTACTCCATAACATACTTTGATAATTCTGGAATGGTGACTCAATATCCTGTAGTTGAGATTACAAACTATCAGTATGAAGAAAAATTGAATGATGATAGAAGAAATATTTTCTTACTGAAACCAAGATACTTAAATGTTGTTCTAGATGATCTGGAACTTATTATGACATACAAAAAAGGTTCCAGTCAATATAAGACTGAAACCATGAAGACTGCTGATAATATCAGACTATTTTAGTAGATTAATATATGCTGCAATAACCAGAAGGGTTAAGCACAGTTGATTATATTTCACTGAAAGTATTTGTCCATCCTAAGTTTGATGTAATACATTCCCAACAACCAAACGGAGAAGAGAAATCCTTCTCCGTAACTCATGGTGTTCCATGCATGAACTGCACCATCCATCACTCTTCAGCAAGTTTCTGGAAATAGGACAGTGCATCATCTTCATCTTCACTAGCAGATGCAATGGGGGTTGATGCTACTGCAGATTCAACCGTTTGCTTTGCACGATTGAAGTCTGGACTGAAAGAACCACGGTCGTTGTCCTCATTGTCAGTCTCCTCATCATAACGACGAGTAGCAGGTTTAGCACCAAGCACCATCTTCAGACGTTTCTCCAGGTCCTCGTAGGACTTGAATTGATCTGCTGCTGTGAGTGCTGCAAGAGAGTACTGCTTCTGCCACACGGCTTCGAGAGCATCGTCATCATCCAAGAGTGGTGAAGGTCGATCAAATTCAGATGAGTCATAATTCCAATAACCAGCAACTTTTTTCAGTTTCAGTTTGAAGTTAGCACCCTGCCAGAAGTCGAAGGGATTGATTGCCTCCTCGTCTTCAAACTCAGGTTGCATTGCTTCCATGATCTTATCAAAGATCTTCTTACCAAACTTGTAAAGGAAGACACGACCCTCATTCTGAGGATTTGCCTTGTCCTGTACAACATAGATGTTAGCATAGTAAGAGAGTTTACGTTTCTGCTTACGGACAGTATCCTTATCGGACTCGACACCACTGTTCCACAGTTCACGATTGTACTCTGATACAGGGTCTTTTCCACCATTTGTAGTCAGAGAGTTCTCAATGTACCATCCACCAGGACCTTGGAAGGCATGGGAGTACATCTTTGACCAGGGGAGTTCTTCACCATTAGGTGAAGGCAAGAAACGGATTACGGCATAACCATTGCCGGTCTTATCCATTTCGGGTTTCCAGAGACGCTCGTCAGCACCACTAGAAGTATTATTCATCTTCTCTACTTCCTTTACCAGTTTAGAGGTAAGAGAACCCAGAGAGGATTGCTTTTTAAGATCTGAAAATGACATTCAAATTACCTTAGATTAGTTAGATTTGGCTTGTGTGTACCTTGTTATTCTACTGGTCTTCTTCACCATTGTCAATCTGCTGTTTCATTATGTCCAGCATCTTTGACATGTTGTTAAAGACAGTACCTAAATCACCTCCCTCAGGGAGACCCATCATCGTTGCTGATTCGATGATTCTATCTTTCATTTGTTTTGCTTCAGGATCGTCCGATAAACTCAGTCGAGCAAAAAGAACTTTTTGTTTGTCAAGAAGTTTTTCCATCATTGCAACATGAAATAATTTCTCCTCATTATTCATTGAGGGAAATATAAAGACGTTGCGATAAACATCTTCTTGTAGTTCACTAATTTCTGTCATCTCAGCACGGACAACATCAGAATCGAAAAAACTCATGTTACTTTAAAACAATCTCCTGTAAAACTTTTTTATAACGTGATACGTCAATATTTAGAAAAGGAGAATACTTTTTCATTCTCATACTGACGGTTTCCCACACTGGGTCTTGTAGTTTCTTGTCCCAGTTTTTCCTAAAATCTAGAATTCTATCAAGAATTACCAGAGTTTCGATTGAAATATTATCTCTTAAGTACTCTTTAAGAATTTGTGGATGTCTAGAACCATCCAACACAAACATAGAATCAAAATTATTATCCGCAAACATTGACTCTGTTTCTTCCTTAAACAAATAGGTCAATGATTGAGTCCTTTTCTTCCATGAAGTATATCTACCCTCACCTTCACGAATCATTTCTCCTATCCAAAGTTTACTTGGATCAGTGCAAGTAATAAAGTTAGAGATGAAGAAATCAATTACTTCTTTATCATCCTTGTTTCTTGATAATTTTTCAAACCAGAAACGATCTTTCCTCTTATAGAAAGACTGAACAGTCGCACGACTCTTACCACAATACTTATGGTAATCATACTTCTCTTTCGTGAAGTGGTTCTTCAACGAAAGGTATTGTTTGTAGGCATCAAAAGGCATCATGAAAAAAGTAATAGGGTCAAATTTTTGCCGGAATTTTTTTCAAGCAAAAATGAAATCAAATAGGCAATTTTGCACGAGAACTTCTTTTTAAGAAATTAAGTTCCATTGCTTCTGCTTTTAATTTATCTTTAAGAGGTTTGGATATTAGTTTAGGAACGGACTCTACATCAATACTATTGTTGTCACAAAAATAAACAACAGCATCAATGTAACTCATTCCACCACCAGTGTGAACAAGAGACTCTATTTCTTGTGCGAATCGGGAAGGGCAAAAGAATTTACTCTCCAATGCTTTTTCTAGTTCATTCCCCATTCTCTGACCTAAGATTGTGAGATACAAATTCTTTAATATAACGTACTAATAATTTAATATAATCCCCTTTGTTTCTTTTGTCAAATACTTTAACCTCACCTCCAGGAGTAACCATGATGGTGATCAGTTTTTTGACGGGGATACCAGTCAATTCATAGTAAGCAGAAGCATAGAACATTTCTTGAACGAAATAGTTCTCCAACCACTTTTCTGGTTTAATTTTCTCTGAGGTTTTGAAATCAATGACTGCAAGTTCTCCTTCATACTCACCAATACAATCAACTCTACCTGCCAGACCCAGATATTCTGAGTAGAGAGTTCTTTCTATAGCGTGTATGTTATTTATCTTATCTAGATATGGTTTAGCATGATAAAACATAAACTTGGTTAGAGGTTTGAAATCATCCCAGTTTATTTCTTCATTCTTCATATACACTTCAGTCACTTCATGAAAGTCTGTTCCACGAGATGTAGCTTTTTTAGTGATACGATTTGCTTCTTCAATACCAACTCTCTTCCTCCAGTTAACAAAGATCTGTCGGTTATAGAAAGAAGTTACAGATGTAATAGAAGGCACCCAATCTCCACTTGGAAGGTTATAGAGACGGATGCCATTTGTTTCTTTCTTGTTTAGTTCAAGGTCACCGAGATAATTATGATGAATAAAACTCATAAATTCAAATCCATTTTTGCAATTAAGTATTCTTTACAGAGACCAGATCTAACAATATCTTCAACACCAAATTCAATGATGTCCATTGATGGCATTGTTCTAAGAACTCGCATGAAGTCAGCAATACCAGTCTTCTCAGATGCTTTAACGAGATCAGATTGAGTGGCATCACCACAGAACATAATCTTACTGTTCTCTCCTATCCTTGTAATTATACTATCAAGTTCATGGAAATTCAAGTTTTGAAATTCATCAACAATAATGATTGCATTATCAAGTGTAGTTCCACGAATGAATGATGTACTCCAAAAAGAAATAGTCCCTTGATTTTTTAGATTGCCATAAAGCATTTCAAAATCAGAGTCAGTAGGCATCTCAAACATATACTTCACCATATTCTTATAAGGAATTTGGTAAAGAGAAGACTTATCCTCATGGTCTCCAGGTAAGAAACCAATCTCTCTAGTTGCTACAAGAGACCTAACGATGTAGATTTTCTCATAAGGAGTCTTGGGGTCAAGAACATCTCTAAGAGCATTGTAGAGGGTTACAAAGGTCTTTCCAGTGCCCGCACACCCATAGGCAACAATGTTTTGATCATTCTTATAACAACGAAAAAGTTCTTGTTGATTTTCTGTCAGTGCCTCGATGGGTTTCATCAAGTCTGCATTGATTGGCTTCTTTCTTTTCATATGCTTGTTGCTCATCCCGAATGGGACTACTGGTGTTTGAGACTTTCTTTTTGAGGTCATACGCTATAAAAGATTGGAAGGATTAACCGTAGTATCGGTTTTTGCGGACATTAGCACCTGGTTGTTTAGATGCACGATCCAAGACCTCATTCCATCCATTGGACTTGGCCTCACCAGTCCACTTAAATTCTGTGGATTGTCCTGCACAACCTTCTGACCAGTCCTTATCCCATCCAGGGTTCTCTTCTTTCCACTCTGAGTATGCTTTCATAGACATATAAAGTGTTTTCTTTTCTTTTGTTTCCAAATTAATAACAGGATATGTTGGCATAACAATCAATTGTTGGTGTAAATATTTATGAAACCCATTCCATTGCTTCAGCAACAGTAGGGAATTGTTCACAGAAGATTCTCTTTGCACCTAGTGCAAGATTCATATGTTCCTTCTGTGTGCCATTTGCAGAACGCAAATCGATATAATGGATCCATGAACGAACTGAGCCCGTCATGTAGATTTTTGTGGGACATGCCAAAGGAAGTACAAAACGAGCACACTCCTTTGCAATCCCCACATCAAGCATTTTCTGATAAAGATCCATTGCTTGTGCAAAATGTTGTTGCATCAACATTTCAAATTTCTGATTCGTAAACGGATCAATATCATCAATAGAATTCTGACGATTCTTGGTGTCTTGTCTGCGTAGTTCAGGTAGAGGGATCGTCTCCGCGAGTAGGGAACTATCAGCATAGCGTTGTGAAAATTCTTGGTATGTAAATGACCTGTGACGAAGCACTTGAGCTGCAATTCCTCTGGTAGTATTCAACTCTAGAGTCATGTATGCCTGCTCAAAGATACTCCAGTGCTGATGCTTCACACAATACTTCAGGAGACCAGAGAACTTCTCATTCTCTTGGTTGTTTGGATTACTAACTCTGGCACAGTATGCCATGTGCTTCTCCGCATCAGGAGTTACGCTGATTAGTTTTACGTTGTTCTCTTTCATCAAGTGTCTCGTTAATAATGTCCTTTAGTTCTTGTCTTTCTAAATCAGTAAAGACGTTTCGTTTTGGTATCACCAGTGGTGGATAGAATTTCTTTGATGGTGTTTTATTACCACTAGGAATACTCATCCCTTGTGTATCTATCTTATCCATCGTCATCCTCAAAAACTTCGTCGTAATCTAAAATGTAATTGGTGCTAGGATCATCAAAATTTTCCTGCTTAGTTGTGTATGAATCAGTATCAGAATATACTTCAGACTCAAGAGCATCAACCAGCAGTTTTAAATTCCTCACTATCAGTTTTAGTTTATCTCTTTCCATAAAAAATGGGAGGTTTCCCTCCCATTCTAACACTATTCAATTGATTTGGCAATCACTTAGTGTAAGTGCGTCCACGATAGCAGAAAGTCCCGTGAGACTCTTTGCTTTCTACACAACGAGTAGAATACTCAACACCACGATATGAGGTGTGGGTAATCTGTGCGTCGTGAAGTGCAGATGCTTTGTTGATCTGCTTGCGAATGAGATTAAGTGTGTTCATTGTGTTACTCCTAAAGTAATAGAGGGTTTTAATCCCCGTTCCTTCAGTCGTGTGCGTCCCATATACACTCAGGTGTAGATTCCTTTACGGTCTCTATCAACTCTACCTTAAAAGCATTTGAGATATTCTCATTTGCTTTCATCTTCAGCATGATTGTATCAGCTTGTTGGCAGGTGAGTGATGAATAGAATAATAGTTCTAACATGGGATCAACGGAACCGTTGCGCGACTTACTTGCGTCCTGCAGTGTCTTTATAAGCTATGTGCCTAGCGACTACCACTTGGATGAACGATATGTCTATTATAGACATCATACATTATTTAGTCAAGTGTCTTCGTATCAACACGAACACTTATAGTTATATTTGTTTAGATAATTCAAGGTCTCCTTGAGACCACCACGATGCTTGAGTCCAATAGAAATCTGTGGATACTCTGCGTTGCCACCAAACTCTGCATGAAACTGCTTGTCGGTAAAGTCTTTATCTAAGATATACTCATGAAAATCTTCATGAATACTTTTAAGAAGCATACCAGCACGCTCACACTCTTGACTACCATTACTATAAATTACTGCTTGCATTAGTCTCTCTGCCTCCAGTCGTCTGTTTTTTCATGTGAAAACCAGTCCACAATATCATCTGCACTACTGAACCCTGATGAATGATTAGATGGATCAGGGTCCCCAAGGTCCATCTGGTTCATAAAATCATCCAAATCACCCTCTTTCATGTCAGGATTTCTTGCTTGTCTACGTGCCTTCCTCAATATTGATGCTGCACTCTGATTGGACTTTGCTAGTTTGTTTGCCCAGATCATATCTTCTAGACTTACTTCTTCATTACTAACAATTTTTTCACATATGGCCTCAAGGCGCAATCTATATTGCGTAGAAAGCATAAGCACTCCTTTAACGTTAATATTTATTTTAATGGTCTACCATGCTTATCAACCAATCCAAGTTTCCTAACCTGAGATATGTTAGACCTTTGACTTTTTTTAATTTTCTTATACTCCTTGATGATTTTATCAATTTCTTTTTTTGATACCTTCACCTTTAACTCTTTCTCGTCCTCAGTTTGAACAAATCCAAGACCACTCTCTTGAGTGGATTCTTTTGCATCAACATAATCATTGATCACCTCTTGAATTTCATCTTTGATTAATTCATTGATTTGATTCTTAATTTGTTCCTCATTCATTTCCTCTTCTTCTCCTTCTCCTTCTTTGGTTTATTGCCCCAGAGTTTTGGGTTGATAGATCCATATCCAAAATCAATTCTTTGCACAGAACCTTTACCATATCGATCATAATACATATCAAACATCTTTGATACTTTATTGCATCGAGTCAGATCCATATACTCTACACCGTCAACAATGTACCAGATAAGTCTTGCGTCTGTAGGAAAAGACTTATCATTTGCTGCCTGATGAGTTGTTTTCTCAAGAAGAATTTGGCAATCATAATCAGATGGATTTATTTCATTTACATCTGAACCGTAATCTGCCATTTCCTTTTCCTGTTCTACAGCAACTGTCATGAACGACCACCCCAATTAATATCTGGATATGCTTCACGAACTACTTCATATGTCAATTTATATTTTGTTTGTAGTTCTTTATCTTTTACTAAGCAAAGAATTTTTGCCTCTTCTGGATGCAATCCCTCAAGGATCTGAATAAACATAGTCTCCCTACGAAGTGAGGTAAGAGAGTCATTGCCACCTTTTACAAAGTTATAAAGATGCTTGTACTCAACACGAAGTGAAGTATGATCTGTTCCCACAGGCACTTCATTTTCAGTGTAAGGAACATCACCTTTTGGAATCACAGAAATAGCTGTGTCATCAAAGTTCCAAATAAGTAGAACCTTTAGAGCATCATTAGCATACTCTTGTAAGATCTCAACCTTCTTTGCTTTTGATCTTTGCTTACTAACAAGTTCAAGAATCTCATGTTGAAATGGATTCGGTGGTAATTTTTCTTTAGTCTTCATCTGTTTCGTCGAGTTCGTCATAGCCATTTTCAAATCGTACTGCTAAAATTTCGTCTGGTAAAATATTTCCGTTTTCATCAAACATCTCTGGATGAGTATAAACTGGTTGATTTACCCATGTATTCTCTCTTGCTAACCATCCTACCACACCTCCTACAAAAAAGAACATGACTGAAACAAGTGTTCCAATCGTAAGTGTTACTGCTAACATGTTTTTACTCCAGAGAATTATTTCTTTCTAATGTCCAGATAGAAGTTAAAGTGAAAAACAATCTCTCGTTTAAGGAAGGAGATCATCTTACCAAACTTAACCTGAAAAGTTTTGGGTGGATCTGGTTTACTCCTCCTATTTCGTAATAGTAACTCAACCCCACGATTGATGTGGGTTTCATCATTATTTAGATTGTTTTTTCCTTCTTCCAGGTCGTCTTTCATGACTATACCTCCATGCATCTTCCAGGATGCCATACAAATAAACTTTTATTTTTCTTGCTTGAGGTTTAGGAATGTGTCCGTATGCTTCTCGCAATTGTTTGTGTTGATTGTCAGCACCTCCTTCAATGTACTCATCTAGATCTTTAATAATATCATTCAGTTCAAGAAATGTAGAACTATCAATGAACAAATCTATTTCATTTTTTTTGACTTTGTTTGCTCTCAAGTAATCGTAAAATTTTAAATTTGTTTTACCCTCAAAGGCATAGTCAATTGCGTGTTCAATAAGATCATAGATGTCGTTGAGGTTTGTTTCCATTAGACCAATTTTTGCTCCCGCAAATACTTAACAGTTTCAGTGCATCCACCAATTATTGTATCATCTTTAATAACTCTTGGGAAGGTAGATCCTTTCCCAAACTTATCGTAGAATTCCTCACGGGTGAAGTCCCTGTTAAGTTTATATATCACATGTTTAATTTCAGCAAGTTGTAATACCTGTTGAACTTTAACACAATAAGGACATCCATCCTTTGAATATACTGTAAATGTCACTACTTTACTTCGCTCCAATCATTTTCAAAAATCTCCATACCTTTGTCTGTAAGAATGTGATCATACATCTGATCAAATACCTTAGGCGGCATTGTACAGATCTGAGCACCATTATACCATGACCTGACAGCACGTTGTACACTACGAATTGAGGCAGAAAGAATTTGAGTTCTTACACCATGAATTCGATACAGTTCAGAGATAGATCGTACAACCTCCAGACCTGCCACTGACTGGTCGTCTAAGCGTCCTACAAAGGGAGAAACATATTTTGCCCCTGCCTTTGCTGCTAGGACTGCTTGAGCAGCGCAGAAGATGAGTGTGACGTTGACATTAATGTTCTGGTCAGACAAAGATTTGCATACTTTCAAACCATCCCGAGTACAGGGAACTTTAATTGTAGCAACATCACCAAACTTTTCATAAAGACGTTTGGCTTCACAGTACATCTCACCTTCATTACCCATGACTTCCATGCTGATGTCTTTAATACCAACATCTTTGATATGTTGATAGACATCATCAGGATTTCTCCCTGCCTTCATAATCAGAGTTGGATTGGTGGTGACACCATCAATTAATCCTGTTGCATAATATTCTTCGATTGCCCAATGGTCGGCAGTATCAAGAAAGATTTTCATATAGTTGTGTGTGTATTTCATTATTCGACGTGGATAACTCCGGTCATGCCTGCTCCTTGGTGTGGACCACAGAAGAAGTTATAATCTCCAGCATCAGCAAAAAGAATATCTTGTGATTCGCCAGGATTAAACATCAGTGATTCTCTAGAAAGATCGGCACGACCTTCAACAATAATGTTGTGAGGTGGAAGCATACCATTCACAAAATGAACTATATCTCCTGCGGATATTGTAACCTCTGCTGGATCAAAAATCAAGTTTCCATTTGATCCCATCGTAACGTCTACAGCCCATGCTGGTGCTGCTAGGAAAAGTGTCGCAAGAAGCGCAAAAAAGAACTTCATATTAATTAATTGAACTACAATATCTATACAATCTTTTTTATTAAAAAAAAAATAATTTTAGTTTCCTAACACTTCTCCAATAATCCAAGACCTCATGCCAAATGGTGTGTCGGCAATGAGAGTTTGGGTTAATGTTGCTACCTCTTGTGGCACCACTAAACAGAATCCAATACCAAGATTGAATACATTTCTCATCTCCTCCTCAGCAATGTCACCCGCCTGTTGGATCTTATTGAATAGTTCTGGTCGTTCCCATGCTCCATAGTCAACATCAACTGTAAGACCTGCTGGAAGACACCTAGGAAGATTCTCAGGGATACCTCCACCAGTGATGTGTGCCATACCTAAGATAGGAACCTCATCCAACAGGTACTGGATCAGACGGGCATAGATGGTGGTCGGTATCAGAAGCTCTGGCATCTCCTTATAGTAAATGTAATTTCTATTAAGCAAATAGTTAACAAGAGTAT